GCCTGTAGGTGGCACAGAAGGTGTCTACGAGCTTAACAACCGCCGTGTAGCGGAACTTGCTATGGCAAACGGTGTTAGGTATTCAGATAGACTACAAGTGCCGTTGTTTAAGAATGAGTGGGGCACTTGATGCAAACTGTTAAAGATTTTTGGATCAACAGTTATCAATCAGATCGTGTAGCATTTGGATTTGAACTTGTTAGTTTTGTTTTTACAGTTATTGCAAGTTTGTATCTCGCAATAAATGCCGACGATCCCGATATGAGATTTGTTTATCCTAATTTCTTTATTGGTGCAATTACACAGGTTTACGCAAGTTGGCGTAGAGGTGCGGCATGGATCATGCTGTTAACTTTCTACTTTGCAATTGTTAACATATTCGGTTTTGGTAGAGCAATGGGGTGGTATTGATATGAAATGGTTAGAAAAAATAACAGGTCTTGACAAGCTTAAAGCAGAGGCAGAAGCTACTCTTGCTAAAGCTAAAGAACTAGAAGAACAAGCAGAACTTAAAACACTCAGCGAAAAAGAACGAGCTACACGAAAAAAAGAACCTTGGGTAGGCGTAGTAGAAACACATGTTAATAAAGAAAATGTTCGCAACGGATTTTTTGAACTTGACTGGAACAAGTATTTCATCGAACAACTAAGAGGACAAGGGTATGGGTTAGAAGGAGATCCCGACGAAGAAGTTGTAGATCGTTGGTTTAGAGAACTGTGTGCTAATGTAGTAGTAGACGGAGAGTATGGTGGTCCAGTTAATACTGGAGTAATTGATATTAACTCAGTAAAAAGAAATAATTCATGACATATATTTTAGTAGATACCGCAAACACATTTTTTAGAGCTAGGCATGCAATAAAAGGTGATGCTGATATTAAGCTCGGAATGGCTTTTCATATTACATTGAATAGTATTAAGAAAGCATGGCAAGATTTCGACGGAAGCCATGTTGTTTTTTGTTTAGAAGGACGCAGTTGGCGTAAAGATTATTATGAGCCTTATAAGAGAAACAGGACCGAGGCACGAGCCGCACTCACTGAAAAAGAACAAGAAGAAGAAAAAATATTTTGGGAAGCGTTTGACACATTCAAGGATTTTATTGCTGAAAAAACGAATTGCACGGTGCTACAGCATAAACAACTGGAAGCAGACGACTTGATTGCAGGATGGATTCAACAACACCCAAATGAAGATCATGTAATTATTTCAACTGACTCAGACTTTGCACAGTTAATTTCTCCTAATGTAAAACAGTATAACGGTGTAAGTAATACAACAACAACACACGAAGGGTATTTTACTGATGCTGGAAAGTCTGTGGTTGATAAAAAAACCGGAGAACCTAAACCGGCTCCAGATCCACAATGGCTTTTGTTTGAAAAATGTGTAAGGGGTGACACAAGCGATAACGTATTCAGTGCTTATCCGGGTGTTCGTAAAAAAGGTACCAAGAACAAAGTAGGCCTGTTAGAAGCGTTCGAAGATAAAAATTCGAAAGGGTTTAACTGGAATAACCTAATGCTTCAACGCTGGGTTGATCACAAAGGTGAGGAGCATCGTGTGCTAGATGACTACGAACGTAATCGTCAACTTATAGATCTAACGGCACAACCTGATGACATTAGAAACATAATCAAAGAAACAATAAACGAAGCAACGGATAATCCTAAAAATATAAATCAAGTTGGAATTAGACTACTTAAATTCTGTCATTTGTATGATTTACAAAAAATTTCAGACCAAGTACAGTATTATGCTGAACCATTAAATGCAAGGTACATAAATGAATAAATCTAAAACTATGTTACGGGCAAAACCCGTATTAAAAGATAAATTTTGGTTAGTTGAACAAGATGGAGTTACTTGTGCTACCCTTCGAAAAAACGAAGATAACCGGTTTGTGTTGAGTAATGAAAACGGTGTAGTATTCTTTAAAAATAAAAAACATATTGAAAGCGAATTTGGAAGCGAATTCTTTATTCCAGTCGATACAACAAACGATAGTAAAATAGACGAGCACACTGTTCACGGATTTTCTTCAAGTTGCAAACCATTCAACACAATGTACGATTTGCATAGAAAAATTCCGCTTTTCACAAAGAGTAAAGATTCTAAAAGTTTATATTGTGCTGGATATTATATTATTAAATTTAATAAAGGATGGGTTAAAAGTTTTTGTCCTAAACTTATTACAATTCAAAGATATCCGTACAACGGACCTTTTAAAACAGAACTAGAGATGAAGCAAGCATTAAGCAATGCCAACAAATAGTACTCTTTACATTGTTGGTGATAGTTTTTCTTATCATTTCAGATGCGATGAATATAAAAATAGTCCGCATGCTCAAAGTGCTCCTTTTTGGCACAGACAAATTGCAAATATGTTAGGTGTTACATATCTTAAAAATTACAGTGTAGCAGGTGTAGCTCAAGATTATATTTTCGATCAGCTAAACAAAGAAGTATTTTCCAACATTACCAAAGAAGACTATTTAATCGTAGTAACTACCCAAAAATCTAGATTTTGGTTTATTCAAGAAGATCCTGAATTATCTAATTTTTCAACAATACTCGGTAGCGGAACAGCAGGTATTTCGAAATATATAGAAAGTAAAGAAAAACAAGATGCAATTTTAGGATTTATATCTCAAATACAACGAGATAAGCTAGACGATTTGTGGAACGAATGGAGATTCGGCTGGTTAGCTTACAAAACAAAAAATTTAAGAACTCCTTTAATATTGCAAGGGTTCGATAACGATAATATAGAGAAAGGATGGGAAGATTTATCGTTCTCGATAGGTACCTTAGCTAATGTTCAAAAAAACGAATGTAATGAAGCAGATACGTTTGTCTTGTGGAAAGGAATGGATCTCAGATATAATCATCTATGCCTATCAAATCATAATATTTTAGCAAGAAAAATTTATAATTTTTTTACAGACGACGAACCCGTAAATTTAAATTTAGGATTTTATAAAAATATTATTAAAAAGTATATATGGAATACTCCAGAATTTGCAACGAAGGAGTTAAATATTCAAGCAGTGGACAAGTACAATGCAAGAAATACCAAATAATTTACCAAATATCGAAAAACTATTAATGAGAATTAGATCAGCAGAGAAATCTAATGCAAAAGAAATTAGATTAACCATGAAAGAAGCTAAAGAAGTAGTAGACGAATTAGCACTTGTTTCTGGAAGATTAAACAAAACAGTGTTAGAAATACATCAAAAATTAGAAAAGCTGGTTCAGGATTCACAAGTAGTAGATGTAAAATTCGACGGTGGCGATTTCTAAAAGAATAAATACATATATTATGGATATGTATGTATGAGTAGACCAAAACCTACTATTCTTTTAGAACACGTTCAGAAAGAAACTTATAAAGTAGAACAGATACTAGAAGCAGAAGCCATTTGGGCTGTATTCTATAAAGGAAACCCTTTTAATCTAAAAAGCGGAAATATGCTGTCTAGTTATCCAGGTCCTAAATATAAGAAGGTTAGCTTCTCAAATCCCGGGCATGCACACAACTTAGCAAAAAAATTAAACAAGTTGTTTAATACCTCAGATTTTGCTGTTTATCAACTGAATAACGGCACTCTTGTAGAAGATGAGTAAAAAAGAGTTATATACTAAAAATTTTTTAAACCTTATCGACGACAACCTTAAAGATCTGCATTTATACAAATCTAGGTGGTGGTTCAATATACGAGACAAACAAGTAGGGGGACTTCGATTGACAGAAGAAGGATTTGAACATCTAAATGACAACGAGATTAAATCATATCCTGTAGATCTACCAAAAGAAATCAAAATATCACCTCAAGTACTTTTATGGCTTGACAACTACATCGATTCTCCGTATTATATAGATAAGCATAAAATATATGTTTTTAAAGAATCTGTTGCCTTTGAATTATATTTGTTTTCAGGCGATATTAAAAAATATGGATATGCGAAAGCAATGAATAACAGAATCGAAAACCAAAAAAAATAAAGTGCTACTATTTTAATCATAAATAAGAAACAATGCTTAAACCATTAGACGCATTAAAAAAGAGACAGGTAAATTTTATACCTAGCCATTTTACAAAATACGAGTTTAAAGACTTGGCTGAGTATACATTATATGAAATAGAAAATTGGATTTCAAAAAAATTACAGGATAGATTTTTCATCGGTATGTTGCCTAGTTCAATAGGAAAAAATAAACCGGTACTTGTAGTAGGATTTGAAACTAAGAAAGAATTGACATATTTTATGTTAGCATGTCCGTACATTAAGGAGAAGTTATGACTGAAGAAGTAAAAGACAATGTTGAAGAAACTGCGCCAGCACAACCCCAACCAGCTACGAATGCTGAACAAGGGCAAGCCGGTACAGAGCTTAATATCAACGATTTAGTATCAATTAAAAGTATTATCGATATTGCTTCGCAACGAGGTGCATTTAAAGCAAATGAACTCGAAGCTGTGGGTAAAACTTATAATAGACTCAACACATTCATTGAAACAGTAACATCAAAGGAACAATAATATGGCAAATTTAAAGCATGTTGGAAGAATTATTAACACAGGTGCCAGGGTTGTTGTAGTTTTTAGAACACTACCGGGAGAATCGGATCAAGCACTGGTATTACCGGTAAACAATCTGCCTGATCATAAACACGATTCTATTATGGAATTAATTGAAAGTGTTCCTGGACAAGATGCATACGAATTTGGGGAAGTGTTATTTAGAAACTATTTTGCCGACGGACAAAATATGCTGAACTCGCTAAGAGTAGAGAATCGTTTGCAGAAAGTTCCTACTGATTCAGTTGAAATGGTTCCTAATAACAGCCAGTCAGTCCGTTTAGACAATCTTAACCAGCAAATTGCGGTACAAAAAAATTGCACAGTTGACGATCTATGTAATTTTGTACAAGGAGGGACTCCAGACTCGACTGCAAATAAAACTACTAACAACCCAGTTGCAGAATCTCCTGTGCAAACACCGGCGGCTGAATCATCTCAAGCTGAAAATGCCGCATTGTCGGATAAAGACCTTGCTAAATCACTGCGTAGTCAAGCAGATGCTCTTTATAAAGAAGCGGCTCGTATGCGGAGAGAAGCTGAAGATTTAGATCCAGCTCCTAAGAAAACTACTTCTAAGAAAAAAGAAGAAGCATAACTTCATAAAGGAGTAGCATTGCTACTCCTTTTTATATATTTCTTAAAGATATCAAATTCTTTTCTTTATGCTCAATAGCATCTCTTACCTTTACCATTTCCGGTATTGTTTTAAATAGATCTTCATTTCTAATCCCGTCAATTTGTTTAGTCACATCTAGAAACTTTTTCGCAAGGCGAACATTAAAAGGTTTATCTAGTTCGTGTAGAATGTGTGTAAAGATATGATCTATTTTGGTGTTATGTTTTTTATTAAAACTTTCAATAAAATCTAATAATTTTTTTGAGATCTCTTTCTTGTAATCGTTAGGTAGAATATCTACATGATAATGATCTGGTTCAAAAATTAAATTTATAAAAAAGTTTTGAAATTTATGTTTTTCTCGAACAATACCTAAGTCTACAAGTCTCGTAATTATTTCCGGCAGGCGAAATACATTCCAAGCACCGATAGTTAATCCTGGACGTACTGTAACGTTATCTAGTTTGTTCATTTCAATTAGATTTGTTTCCACTGTCTTCCAAACTGTTCCGGATCTAATTAATTCTGCACGGTCATCAATTTCATCAATACTGGGCCAGACCTCAATTTTCCAATCTTGCCACTGTTTCCAATAATCTAAAACATTTTGTTTATTATACTCTAAAACAGAAGCATTAGTATTATACTTTAATTTAACATCAAATCTATTATTTTTTACAAGGAGTTCTAATATTTGCCAATGCTCGGGCATTAACAAAGGTTCGCCACCAGCAAAATAAATTACCTTCACATGCTGTACTTGATCATTTAAAAAATCAAAATTACTCATATCATCAACAGAATCAATAGACCAAACCTTTTCTTGATCTGCATACCCTAATTTTTTAGCGTCGGGAACCCAAGCACTACTGTATCTCGGGCCGCAACTACGGCACTTGAAATTACATAAATTACTAAATCTAAAGTCCCAATATTTTAACTCCATAGTCGTACATGTTCCGTCCTCAAGTGTAATATCGGGTATTTGCTTTAACACTTCAGGATACGCTTTATTATTGTAGTATCTTCCGCTTTCTCCTGTAACTCTCTCTGCGTCAAAACATTTTTTACAAATCTTAGGTTCAATACCGGACATCATTTCTTTTCTTAGATTTTTCATATTCTGGCTGTTCCAGAGTTCTTCAATTGAATCGGTATTTAAATCTCCAGCAAAGTAATTATGTGTACTTGTCAAGCAACAAGGAACTACTTTTCCGTTCGGTTCAAAATTTAGGTGTGTCCAAGGTATAGCGCAAAGTGTATTTCCTTCGGTCATTGAGAGATTTCCTTTAGTAATATATCTTTTGTATTTACGGTAATATTCTTTTATTAATGGTCTAATTGATTTCATTGATAATTCCTTGCAAATTCTTGTTCGAGCCAATCAAAGTCGTTTATACGAGCCAGCTCAACAGGATTATTCCGATTACGGAAACCAAAATCACGACCGCCGATTGCTCCTCGTATCGCGGAATCTCCGAATCGCCGAGTTCGACCTTGTGTTGTCCAGGCTTGTAACCTCTGCTCTGTTTCTTCATTTACTTGTCCTTGTATTGTTTTGCTTGATAATTTAACACATTCTCTAAAGGCCGACTTCCAGGTATTGAATGGGTCGGTATTAAAAGCAGTTATGTTTGATGTTTCTGGTACTGCTTTAAATTTACTTGATATACTGGTAGTCATATCAGGTTTAGTCGTATCCATTGCCAGTGTAAGTTTTCTTGGTAATAACTTCACACCCCCGTATCCATAAACTAAATCGTTTATCGGATTTAAACTTCTCCAAACGTGAACTACATCCTTGTCCCAACTTGCAACCTGATGATCGAAATTAAAATTATCATCAATAACTGCATCGCCGTCTACTACCCAAAACATTTCAGTATCACAAATTTCTGCGGCTTCGATATGTGCTTGGTGGATTCCTTTAACTCCGTGTATACGTTTTATATTAGGAAATCTGGTTTTTATTTTTTTATAATTTTCTTCCGCATTAGGTTCTTGATATGAAATAAAAACAATATCATAAGGTCTAGGTTTTGATATTGTTCGATTTACTTCTACTTTGTTTATGAAAAATCTATGTTCAATTTCTTTATTTGTAGGGTAATGATACTTTGCAAACAAGCATGCTCCGTCAAAAAAGTTTCCATTTTTGAAGATGTGAACATACTCGTCTTGTCCGAAATCTGGAGCATATTCGTAAAGATTGTAATTATATAAAAAATCAATATCTTTCCAAACAACCCAAAACATTCTAGTAAAAGCAATCTTTTTTAATTGTTGCCAATCATTAACAGACGTTACCCATATAGCGTTAGGGTATTCATTGCTGAACTCTTTCCATTTATCTGGATCTTTGTTTAAAAATAAGATATCATACATTATGATTACTAAAATATGTAAGACCGAGATTTATCGATTCTTCGTATAAATCAACAACGTATTCACTTTCGTTTGCAGAAAAATACGGCCAATTTAATCCCATTTGCATGTGTAGTTTTTCGCCTAACAACTCAATTTCTCGATCTATATTGTCATGCAACGGATCTACAACTTCTGCATAAAGAGATGTCAAATAATCAAAATCACGAACTTGAACATAATCCCAGTCTGTACAGTTAGTCATATAGGTACCTTGTCGAGCTCCTAAAATAGCATATTTTCCATTTTCTACATGACTACCGACGGTGCTCCATATTTTCAATCTATGTATGTTGTGCCACCAAATCCTTTTGGTCACTTCATTTTTATCTATTTTAATTCCATCAAGTAGTGTCATTTTAACGCCTTCGCGGAATCCTGCTCTCCAGGCTTGAAATGGGCTACCGTTAACAATGCTTTCGCTATAAGTTTTTGGAAAATTTTGATATCCATCTTCCCAGCAAAAATCAACTTGGGCTCTATCTTCTTCAGCGGATTCGTGTGTTTTCATATTCAAAACAAAATCTTTTTTCCAGATTTTTAAACCTCCGTTGCCATAGCGAAGGCCATTGATTGCATTACGGCCGCACCACCCATATACTTGGATGGCAGGGTTATCGACATCTATATCAAGATCAAAAAAAGATCTATCTACTATGTTGTCTGCATCTACAGTAATAAACCAATCTGTTTCGCTATGATGTGCGGCGGCTTTGTGTGCGGCATCGGATCCTTTAACACCGTGAACACGTTTTGCCCATGGAACCTTTGAACACAAATCTGCATAGTGCAGATCTGCATTCGGTTCGTCATAACTTAAAAAGATAATGTCCAATTCTAATACTTTCATTTTATTTCTAAACCATAACTGTGAAAAAGTTTTTTTGTAAAAAAACTAATTTGATTATCAAAACTAGATTTAATTTTAATTTTGCTATTTCTTCTAATTTGTTTTACGGACAATTCAACAATTTCATAAAAAATTGTAGGATCGTTGTACTTAGTAAGGTAAAAAACTGTGGTTACATGATCCGGATACTCGAACTGGGTATTTAAATTAAACTCCAATGTATTCTCTGCAGAATCGAATGTAACTACACATTCAGGATTTTCAATATATTCTAAGAGCGGAACACGCAATAATACATCGTTATAATCCTGAATTTTATTTTCTAAACTTCTAAGTTTTTTAGATTTAATATCAACTACAAACTTCGAAGGATTAAATTCTCCACAATTAAATCTATCTGCAATTTCGTCATCAATACTGATTACAAAATCGGTTTTATTTCTGCTATTCTCTCGGAATATTCCTAATATTTTTCCATTAGCAGGATCATACCCTACACAAAACGATTTGTTCGATGCATCGATCGATAAATTTTCAAACATCTAATTCCCACATTTTATTTTCATAAAGACTGACAATTTCGTCCGTAATTAAATCTTTTTCAACATAATGCACAATACTATTTTGTTTATATGTCCCTATTTTTATCTCGGTATCGACATCAATATAAAATCCCACCCTGTTCGAAACTCTAGATTCACTTCCGGGCCAGCCTTGTATCTGTCCTTTCATATGTAAAACTTTTATATAATCATCTTTAAAAATTATTGAATAATCCAACAAGTACGAAGCTAATCCAAAAATTTCGTCTGTTCCTAATACCTGAGGCTTAAATTTTTCTAAAAATAAGTTTTTATATGGTTCTTGATTTTCTGTAATATTTTTTACCAAATCGAAAAAATTTTCATTATCTTGGCATTTTTTAAAAAAAGAAAATAGTGTATATACTGACGGAAAATTATTTTGTTTTTGTGCTTTTCTAAAATACGAGTCATCGGCAACAACTCCCTTATAATTGTAAACCTGTCCAGGAAGTCCGATATCGTATAAAGAAGCATAATATTTTATTATATGGCTGATATCTCGAGTAAACAGCATATCTGCGTCTAAGCAAACTGTATACTCCCAAGGGCTAATATCATACATTAAAGACCTGTTATCCCATCCACTAAACAACGAAACTTCATATACTTCGTCAAAGACCCAAGGAGATTTTACATTTTTTAATTCAGATAAATCGTCAATAGCCAGAGCTACAGCGTTGTACCCTTCCGGCTGTGTCAGTTTTATGCTCATAGCTAGAGTATAGGCCAATTTAATATAATCAGCATTATCTGATGTTTTTACAAAAATTAAATATCCAAAATTCATTGTATTAAATTATCAAAATTCCTCAAAATACTCTGTTTGTTCATTATGTGTATATCCACTTCGTTAAGTGTGCAAGCAACGTAATTGTCTGTAGGGTAACTTAAAATAAAAACCAAGTTGTCTTGTTCTTTTTTTAATAATACATCTTTGTCAATAGTTAAAAATAAATTATCAAAACAGCCGCTATCGTTATTTTGAAAATCGTCTAATATATGTTTAGCAATGCTTATACAAACGTCATTTCTATACATGTTAGGATTATAGTTGTAAATATTCGCAAAATGGCTATAATTTTCTTGAATGTATTTAGACAATTCAAAAAATGTTTTAGTGTATTCGGTTTTACTAAAGAGTATGCAGGTAGCCCAATACATTTTAGGACCAGTCTGCGAAATGTAGTTATCTTCGTATTTTAGTCTATTACCAATATCGTACACACTATCACATAAAATTAATTCGGAACCGATATCAAAATATTTGTTTAACTGATCTGTAAAAATTAAAAAATCAGCATCAATTAATAAAGTCTGATCGTAAGGTGTTAAATCATAAACATTTGGTCTATTATGATTTATAAAAGGAACTTTTTTAGAATCAGGGCCATCAGCTAAATTTCTGAAGTTTTTATCATATTCGATATCGGTCAAAACTACATGTTCAAAAACATTTTCAAAAGTATTGTAGTAACTTTGCGTCTTAGCGTATTCTAAACTGGCGGAGTCTGTTATAATTGAAACATTTTTTTGAAGATTTTTTGATGCAAGACTACCAGCTAATGTAGCAATTTTTACATAGTCAACCTCTCGACTATTATGTGCGTATAAAAGTATTCCTTGCTTCATGATTCGATAATTTTTGCTACCGATCTTTGTTTTTTTAAATCTTCGTACCCTTTATAATAATCGTTCATATTTTGAAGATAATTATCTAAAATTGTTTCCCAAAAATCGATTAAATCTTCAATTAATATTGGATTATCATTTAAATCTAGAAGTGGAATATCTTTGATTCTGTCTGAGTCAACTAACATTTTAACAAAACACATTAAATTACGATCAACAGAAAATAGTCCACCGTTATAGCCGATTAGCATCTTTTTAATGGTTTTTTCTTTTAGTGTTTCTTTTTGAACTGTTAGAGTTTTTTGATAGTTTGCAAAATCAAGAGCTTTTTCAAAGCGTGGATCCATAAATATGTACCTTTTGTATTATATTAGCACATATTTATGGGTGAGTCAACTGTTTAAGTTACGTTCCGACTATTGTGGTTGTAGAATAGGAATTCGGTCCGAGTATTAAAAAATCTCCTGTTGCAGGAGCAGGTTGTAATGTTCCGGACGGTAGTATTTCGTCTACTTGAATCGAAAAAGTTCCTCCGACTTCATCTGCTGGGAGCACATAAGTATCCGGTCTTCCGTCTATTAAGTCGGGATCTGTATAAGCATCTGACCACGTGTATTGGAAGAAGAAAGTGTCTGCTTCTCCGTTTGCATTTGTAGGGGTGTTTACCCTTGCTTCAATTTTCCAACTGTTGGCCGCATATGTACTGGTATTAAATTCTTGAAAAACTGTTTGATAAGTGTTTGTTAGATCGTAAGGTCCTAGTGTTACCCTTGTATCCGAATTTTCTTCATCAAACACTACAAATCCTAACCCGTCAAGAAACTCTGACCACTGGTCTTCTTGGTCTGAATCGCCCACTTGCTTGGGTCTTTCGGGATCGAAACGTAACTTTCCTCCAGAGTTCCAAAAATATCTAGCTTCTGTTGCAGATGTAAAACCAACAGTAGTAGCCGAAACTATAGCGTTAGACCAAGGGGACGGATCAAAATCTACAGCGGCTCCTGTTTGATTAACAATTGTATCAAAATTTCCTGTACCTAAGTTAAATCTATTCAACGTTGCAGTATCAACAAGAGTTTCATATTGCTCTACCGGTTCGGTAGCTCCGAATGCAATAATATCTCCGTCTGAAATATTAGTAATAACAGGATCTACTCCATCGATATGTTTAAGAATATTAAATATATCAAATCTTAAATTGTCAAACTGCTCTTCTGTAATTAGTTCACCCGCTGATACTGTGGAACTCTGAACAGTTTGTCCCCATCCAAAGTTACCAGTTCCTTCACCGAGTATTTTTGCCGCTTTATTTCTAATTCTATTATATTCTGCGGCGGTTATTCTATCACCTATTGCCATAATTTATACCTTCAAAACACATTCAACAAGCTTTTCATCCGAATTATCATTAGATTCTAATGCAATACCTATTAAGTCGCCTGTATTTAAGCAAGAACCTATTCCATTGCCATCAAGAAAGACTTTATCTCCTTTTCTGACGGATCCTTTAATCCTTACCGGTACTCTTCCTTTTAGAGCAACAGCTTGTCCTTCTGCTTCACTGTTCATTAGATAAGCAGGATTTGCAGAAATAACTCCTATCGGAACATCAGTATGCATTGCTTCGCATACTTCATAATCTTCATCTGCGCTAACTGCTACAATAGTTCCAGTTTTTAATTCAGTTTCAGTAGAATAAATTTCTGCTAGATCTGCAAATCTAGCACTGGTTGCTGTTCCTCTAAAAATATTTGCGAATAGATCTCCTGAGGAATTTCTTGCGGCAATTGTTAAAGCAGAAGCAGTGGTTTTTGCACTTCTATAATTCGGATCAGAGTCATTTGCTGAATCATTTATTCTTACCCTATCAGTTTTATCTGATACTCCTTCGAATTGATTAGCAGTAATGTTACCATCGTTATCTCGGATAGCTACTGTGTTTGCTGTTGCGCTGGCGTCGGCGCTTAAGCCACCTAATGTCACTGAATTGTTAGCAGTTCCGACTAACTCTCCAATTACTGTCCCTGTTAGTGTTCCGGCGAAACTTCCGCTAAACGTTTTAGTATCTGCGTCTAGCATTACAGAATTATCATTTGCTCTGATATTACCTTTATGTATGCCAGTAGTATTTCCAGTTACGTTTCCTGTAAGATCACCTACTATAGAATTTGCATAGACAGTTTTCCAAACATTGCTCACTGCGCCTAGATCATAAAAATTGTTAGTACCAGGCTCCATAGATGTAGAAGTAAATTTTGCAGGTGTACGAATATCTTGATCTCCGACTTTTACCTGCATGAAAATAGATTTACCTAGCTGATTTCGAATAGTAGCATCGTCGCCGCCATCAATAAAAATTAATAAATCTTTTTCTACTCCACCTACAGTAAACCCGCTGTCTGAAAAAGTAACCACAGTAGCGAACGATTCGTTGCCGGTTTTAACAAAAGAATCCTCTGTGAATCCGTTTAATGACTCTGCGTTACTTGCGGTTCCGTAAAATTTGTGCGAAGAAGTAGTGTCGCCTGAAGCACTGTTAATTAATGTTATACCTTGCTGTATATAAGTAAAACCAGCAATCGGATTCAATGAACTATCTAAAGTAAATGAATCTTTACTTACTACAGCAACCGTTTGATCTCCAATAATCAATCTACCTAATGTTCGGTTAGAGCCTTGGTCATCTTTAACAACCTGTCCAAGGAATGTAGTATTACCTAATTCCGGGGTCGACTCAGGGCCAACCAATACAAATTCTGTTCCTGTCCAAACATACAGTTGATCTGCACTAGAATCAAACCAAAGATCGCCAGTTGCTAATCCGGAAGGAGCAGTATCACTTACTTCTGTTCCTGATCCTGCTCTAAACTGTGTACCATCATAAAACTTTAACTGCTTATTTGTCGTATCGTACCACAGCTGACCTGTAATAGCTTTAGGCGGAGCAGAAGTATTGGCAAAATTTTCTAAAAGATGAAGAAAGTTTTCGTTTTGAACTTCGCCGTAGCCTGCATAGTTCTTACCAACAAATCTTATGTCGGTAGTAGTATCGATCGTTCCGTCATCTACTGATGTTAAAAACGTACCGTTAAATTTATCAACTCTATATGCCATTTAAGTGCTCCATTAACTATGTATTTATTAGTGTTTGCCCACAACGATCATAACTGTATCTACACCGTCGTTACTTTTATCTTCGATTGCCTTCCCTATAATGGTTCCGGGCAACGGAGTATTATTTACTGTTGCTATTCCTTGTAAATGACTTGTTACCAATAAATCACCTTTTTTCGCACGGCCTACAACTTTACAAGAAACTAAACCTTGTAGTGCTATCGGAAGAACATGTGTTCCAACAGCATCGCGATTCATTAAGTATGCAGGGTTTTCGGATACAACTCCAGCTACCCTATGGTCATTCGATTTAACACTGTGTGTTATTTGATGCGATCCTCCGAAAATAACAACAGTCCCTGGTTGATATTCTAAATCCGATTCATAGTTTTCTGCTAAATCGGCATACTGTGCGCTTGAGGCAACACCATTTAACTCATTAGCGTATATTTTTTTAATAGGAACCGAAGGAATTCCAATATTTATAGACTGAGAATATAAAGTTAAAACGTCATCTCCGCCTAGAATCGATGCTTTATCTCCATCGACTAATTTAAGAGGAGAATTAATACCTATTGTTAGATCAATTTCTGAATCTGCCGAAACTGTAGGTGTATCATTGGCAGATATTGTCATTAAATTGTTAACATTTATTCCAGTTGTACCGATATCTAAGCTGGAGATTGTTCCTAATGTTTGTAAATTACTTTCTGTTACTCCAGAAGCAAGTGTATTTCCTGTTAATGTATTAGCACTTGCAGGAACAGTAATATCTGTTGTGCCATCAAAATCTACACCATTTATTTTTCTAGCTGTTTGAAGTTTTTGTGCAGTAAAAGAGTTTCCTGAAAAAGTCAATCCTACAATTTCGTTAGCTTCTAAGCGGTTGAACGTGCTTGTTCCAGACGATGCAGTAATATTTCCTGTAACATCCCCTACAAGATCGGCAGTGATTTCGTTGGCAGTGAAGTTCCCTGAATTATCTCTCGCTACAATAGCACCTACAGTATTGTTAGGTGTAGCAAAAACGCTCCATGTAGCATCGCTCGATCCGTCAAAGCTGTTTCCTGATATATAATCTCCAGCAATGAGTGAATTAGTTGTTGCCGAGGAGATCGTTATATCCTGTGTTCCATCGAATTGAACACCATTGATACTTCTGGGAGTTTTTAATTGGTCAGCAAACTGCGCCGTTCCTTGAAGATTGCCTACAAACGGATAATTAGATTCAACAACATTAATTCCTTGAGATATAGATCTAACCAAATTTTGATTTCCTGTTACAGAAATACTGTCTTGATCTGCATATCTAAAAGAAAAATCATCGCTAGATGTTATACTAATAACAATATTATCGACAATTCTTAATATAGCAGGGTGTGAAACACCCTGAGTATCTACAATAGATAACCCTACATCTCTTGTTACACCAAACCCTTCAACAAAACTCGGCCCAATAAGTTGCCAGTCATTATCGGCATAAACATAAAACTGTTTTTCCTCGTTGTTTTTTAAAAACAAACTTCCGTTAACTGCGGTATCTGGAAGTTCAGTGCCAACAATTGCCGAGCCTACAACAGACCATGCTTCGTCGTATACTTTTAAAACATCATTTGTTGTATCATACCACAACTGGCCAGCTAACGGACGCAGAGGAGCAGTGTCGTTTGCAAAATTTTCTAAGAGAAACAGGAAGTTTTCGTTCTGGGTTTCTCCATAGCCTGTATAGTTTCTGCCGAGCAACCCTAAACTTGTGCTATTGTCTAAAGTTCCATCTTGTAATGAAACTAAAATTTCTCCATTATATTTGTTTATAATATATGCCATGTTTTATCCTACGAAATAAACGTCCATGCTCCAGAAACAATTCTAAATATTTTTGTTACCCTGGTAATAGATATTGCCTGTCCAGGAACTGTCACATCAGATATTGCAAAATTACCTACAACAAATGCTGTTCCTGTTGGAGTGTTTACCTCTGTTTGGTTAACACTAACATTACTTTGAACATCAACTGTGTTAGGACTGTTGGATGCAGAACTGCAAAGAACCCTTGCATATGTTCCTTCTGCATAATCAGCAACAGGAGCAATGTCTTCAAGTATTGCCGCAATACCGGAGTTTGGTAAACCATCAGAGATATCTAAACTAAATGCCAAAGGCCTGCTTTCAACAGTATCGTCTACATACTTTTTAGTTGAAGCGTCCTGATCAGATGTCGGATCTGCTAACCCTGTAATCTTCGGACTGTCAATTAATGCAATATTTCCAGTTCCGTTAGGATCTAATTCTAAATCTAAGTTATCAGTAACCGTTGAAATTCTATTAGATTGTATTTGCAAATAAGTTGTTGGAGGATTTCCTGGAGATAAAATAGGTCCTACTGACACAGTAGTCTGCGTACCAAAACTGGTTACACCCGGAATGCTGGTAATACCTGGTCCTAAACTAGAACCGTCAATTACAGTAACTCCGTTGACTTTAATTGCTTTGCCTGTAGCAAGATTAATATGTTCAGTACTTTCCCATGCCTCAGTATTTCTATTCCATAAAAATTCGTGGGGGCTTGCTCCTTTTAAAATCATCCCGCCGCCGTCGGCATATTCATCTGTGTTCGACGCACTATCTCCAGTTTCTGCTAATATAATTGCTTTATTTTCTACCAACAATTCTGAAGTTTTAATTTGGGCAACATCCCCGTCATTAATTACTAGATTACCTTTAATGGTAACATCGCCGGTGATTTCTACATCTCCGCCTGTAAATAGTTTGCTATCTGTAAAATCTTCGTATATACTAACCTGGCGTGTTGCAGAACTTATTTTTATGGCGGATTCTGATTCTACTGCTTTTCTTACATTGAAACTTATATCTTTTTCTCGAGCAATGTTTGCAAAGAAAATATTACCATCACTAACAAACACCTGAGCTTGAGAGCCGTCACCTATAATTAGTCCTAAATTCGATGCAAGAATTAATTGTCCGTTAACAATATTAGAAGTATCGTTTCTTACATAAGAGCTTGCGGGTTGTGATCCTAACTGTTCCGAATTAGTAACAGTAACATCAAACTTTAGTCCATCTAATGTTCCTGCGTTGAAGCCAGGAATAATGCTTCCACTGAACCCAGCAATAGGATTTTTAGGTGTAAATGTGTCTTTTGAAAAGATACCTAATAATATTCCATTATTATATAAAAAAGTTACAACTCTGTTTTGATTCAAGGTATCTAAGATATTTTCAACTTTTAATCCCGATATTCCTTGGCTAGAGCTGTAATCAGGTCCTAAAAGAATAATGTTTGTTCCATCAAAAAAGTACAGTTGACTATCAACGTTATTAAACCATAAATCGCCAGCTCCTAAATCAGAGGGTTGAGATTCTGAAATTGTAGCGGAACTAACCGGTACAAATCCTGTTCCGCTATAAACTTTTAATTTGAGTTCTGTTGTATCAAACCATAATTGTCCTGAAATAGGATTATCAGGTGCAGAACTATCTGCAAAATTTTCAAGAAGTTTAACTAAATTTTCATTGAAAACTTCGCCGAAACCGCTATAATTCTTTCCTATTAATGCTAAATCAGTCGAAAACTGATCTAACTGTCCATCAGGGACCGAAGCTAATATTGTTCCGTCTGATTTATTAATTGTGTATGCCATATTAGATATAATCCTCAGCTGGTGGTCCAGATCTTATAATGTAATTAATAGTCAGATATGGATTCATTAACGCAAAAGCATCTCCTAAAATATCTGCGGTTTTTACACCTCCGGAACTTGGAAGATATTGCATTTGTCCTGCAACAGTAGGACCTACTCTTAATGATGCTCCGTCATCTAACGGGTTAGCAGTATCTGGTCGAACTGCATAATATTGTTCGCCGGTACTACCTTGCATGTTATGTTCGTGATCTGGCAAGTTAGTTACACTTAATGTGTTAGTGCTTTGTCCGCCGGAGCCGCCGAGATTATCTGCCGCTGTACCAGCAACCCTGTCAGCATTTCCGCCGCCAGCGTCTACAAATGCTCCGGAATCATCAGGCACAATCTCACCGTTATCCATATTATCTCTACCTAGAGGGAATCTTCCTCTTAAATCCGGAAGAACAAATGTATCGAATCCGACTGCTGGAGTTCCATAAGTTGTTGAAATAACATCATACAAATTCTGATACTTCAATCTTTCTACTTCACTACCATCGCATAAAAGATATCCGTATGGGGCATTCGCACCTGCAAAAGGAAGTATTGTTCCGATTGGAACTCCCAGATCGGCTATAAAATTATCTCTTTTGACTTTTAAAAGTCCGGATCCTGCTCTAAATACTAAAACAAAGTCATCTTTTACTGATCGTAACCCATATACACCGGTAGGTTCGGACTTTCCACTAATAATGTCTGTTGTAAGAGTTGTATTAAAAATTTTAGTAAGTCCGCCTACTTGTCCGTCGAACTGTACGCTTTGCGAAGTTACATCGCCCGAAAGCTGAAAAGAAGTTGCAAATCGTAAGTTGGTAGCGGTGCTGGCGTTACCTACAATATTACCGGATAACACACCTTGTAACTCGTCTGCTATAATTGTTTTTGCTCTTACTGTATTCCATCGCTTTGTTGCAGTCCCAGAATCATAAGTTTCTGTGACTCTAGGCTCAACATTAGATGTTGTTAAAGTTCCTTGGATGTCACCAGTTGTTCCTACTAACAAATTCTTAGATACAGCTACGCCGCCGGCTGTCTGAATAGATCCGTTAGAGAAATTTGTAGATTCTGTTGTATTAGAAACTGTTAGTTCTCCAGTCAAAGCAATATCACCTACAACATCTAACGCAAAGTCCGGATCTTGTTTGTTAATACCTATATTTTGATTTTGAACACGCAAAACAGTCGATGGTGTACCATCTCTATTAGTTTGTAAATCAATACTGCTGCCTGGAGAGTTATTATATAACCTTACACCCGCCGCTGTGTTGGATAGAGAGACATTACCGTCTGCTCCTAAAGTAATACCAGAATTATTTCTAATATTAAGACCTTGTTCTAAAGTATTAACAACATCTGATCTTAAAAATCTTGTAGCAGGAACTTCAGTGCCTGAGATGTTTAATGCATCTGCCGACTGGGCTCTACTGTTTAAGATAGCATCCAATCCTGCAACATCGACATTTGAATCGGTAATATTTAATCCACTACTGATAGTAGTAAATCCTGCAATACTTGTTTTAGGTGTAAATGTATCTTTACTAACAATGAATATAGGATTATCGTCGATATAGAATGTTAATATAATTCTGTCTAAGTTGTCACTGTCAACAATTTGTTCTACAATAGGTCCACTTCTTAATCCCGAGCTAAAGTTAGGGCCTACCAAAATCCAGCGTGTTCCGCTGAAAATATAAAGTTGTTGATTAATAGTGTCAACCCAAAGTTCACCTACATTAGCAGTTTCTACACTCGGTTCGGTTATGCTTTTTTGTATGCTACTGGCTGCTTTCCAATTAGTACTATCGTAAATTTGAAGAGTGTTATTGCTTACGTCGTACCACAACTGTCCTTCAATAGGGTTAGCTGGTGCAGTTTCACTTGCAAAATTTTCTAATAAAGAAACAAAATTTTCAGCAATTATTTGACCGTAGCCGGTGACATTTCTTCCCGGTATGGTTAAGCTGGTGTCTTCATTTGAAGTATTGTCGAAAACAGTAATCGGTACTTTATTTTCTCTGTCTGTAAAATTAACCTGATACGGCATATTATTCCTCGCTGAAGCCTGTTAAGCTTTGTACTCTAATTGTATAATCAATTTGGAGCAATCTGTTTAATGATTTTTGTACAGGATGAAAAATAACGTGTGTTAACAATTTTCCGGTTCCTGATGGAGAGTAGGATCTTAATCCTAACTCATCAAAGACAAATTCACCATTTAAATCCTGACTATTATCAAATGCTTCTTGTCCGTCCGGTTCGCCATAATCTAAAGTACAACTTACAATAATATCGCTATAGGTTGCACCAGCAATATGACGAATTTCCATTTTATTTCTAATTGGGTCTTCGTTTACGGTAGCATTTTGATCCACTATTTTACTGTATGTCTTGTTGTATAAACTAGAATTTGTACCTACAGTATTAGGAGTCAAATATGCAATTAAGCCGGTAGGATCAACATTGGTTCCGCCGTTACCAAAATCCATCTGATAAATGTAACCAAGATTTTGATTTGACAAAGAATTCACAATTGCAATACTCATATTTTCATAATGAATCGCATTTCGTTGATCTACATAAACTTTATCAGTCTCCGGATCAAAAATTTTAATATGGCCATCGAACTTCCAGCCAGTAACTTCATCAGGTTTTTTCATTTTTTTATCTTCTTGTTGCTGAGATTTTTTCTTCTTCATAAGCTATTTATTCGGGTAATTCACTAGATTTTTGTCTTAAGAATTTTGCAATGTCAGTTTCGTTCTGTAGTAGTGATATACCAGCAGATGCGGTAGTTAATCCCCTGTCATACCAAGTATATCCTTGCTTCTTAATTACAAATATTCTTGTGCCGGCTGGCGGTGCTTCGGTAAGTCTAATGTATGCATTTTCGCCATTGGTTGAAAATTCTGCTTCTAAAGTCTGCTCTGCATCTGCATTACCTAAATCTCCTAAAGATTCACTATAATAACTAACCGGTTGCTTTCTTAATCTAGTACCGGCAACAAACACTTCTACATCATCACATTGACCATAATCCGTAGGTATAGTATCTCTGTACCAGCCTGTAATAGTTGTTTTAGACGGCGTAAAGCTCAACGGTCCTATTAAAGTTGTGCTTCCATCGCTGACAAAATCTTCTTTTATAATTGTTTCGTTGTAAGGAATTTCTTCTGACGGACTGACATCAACTACATCTGATCCCTCAGGATATACCTCGCCGACGCTGGTTCCTTTAGTGCCTCTTCTTAATTGGCTAAGAACATTTCCAGTCTTTACAAAATATTCAATTCTTTCTTTACCTATTAAAAGAACACCGGGACGGTTAAGTTCTCTAATAGGTTCAAATAAAGTAGAAGTATCTGATACTACTATTTCAGTATCATAATAATTTAAATTTCTATCTAATTTTATATCAGAAGAGATAGAAATTCTAGTAAATTGATATTGATTCAACATATCTTTGTGTATTTCGTAGATACTTGGACTAGAATAAGACAAAGTACCAAACTGGACTATCTTGATCGAATCATCAGAGGTAGTGGTTAAATCTTTAAGATAAACATTTAATCCAGGTTCGTCGATATAATAATCGAAATCTTGTATTAGTCTAACTCCATTTAAGAACACCTTAACAAAATTTACACTAACTGGTTGTCTAGACAATTTATATTTTAGTTGTCCGCCAGTATATTGATCGGAAATTATATCCATCGAAGGATATTGTTCAAACCATGTTATCTCGATTGTGTCTCCCGGATTTATCGATAAGTCTTCAGATAACTGTAATACTCCGTCAGTAGCACTGTCAAACGAAGTGATCATTGCATAGTCAGCTCTTACATTAGTTTCGATCTTTATTCTGTCTCCTATGCTGGCTGTGCCTTCGCCTAAAGTTATTACATTACGATTACCGTCAAACACATAATCAATAACAAACTCTTTTAATTCATCGTTAACATAAACTTTAATGTTACCAGATGTTATCGAACCAATTAATTCTACAGGATCAATACCTAATTCTATTTCGTCGTTAGTTCCGTCATAAATTTCTACAATTGTATCAACTGCTGTTAATTCTGCACCATTTTTAGTAACCAATACACTAGAAGTTGCATTTATTCCTTCATAAGTTACAAAATTATCTACGGGATAATTTCTTGTCGAGCCGTCATATATAAATTGTTGCTCATTAACTCTTACTACACCTTCTAATTCTCCTATATTGCTTTCTAAACATATGATTTTTACAACATTTCTAAAACCAGGAGTTACTGTTAACTTAACCAATGTTTTTCCTTGGGTATCGGTTGTGATACTGCTTTCTTCGAAAGTTCCGGTAACCGGATCTCCATCTACTGTTACAAAAATTTGAGATGTGCTATCAAATCGAGCTTTGGTTAGAAATTGATCAGTTTCGCCGTCGCCGATAAATTCCTGATAATCTATTATTCCAACACCGCCGATTCCTATACTGAAAATTTCAATCTTGTCGTTTTGAGTAGGTGTTGTTACAAAACTTATCGAATTATCTACATAATCAATTTCAAAATCCGAAGTTACATCTTGTTCTACTTTGTTTAAGTAAACTTTAATAGAACTGTTTTCTAAAATTGGTTGTCCTATAAAATACGTCGAAGAAGTTCCGTCGGCAACATAAATTTTCGATAATACAGGTGCGGCTCCATCTGTTTTTTTAGTGAATACTTTAAAACTAAGACTTTCTAAAACTTGTCCCGGAAGATTTTCTTCGGGGCCTGTTGATTGTTCAGGAGATATAAATTTTCCACCTTCTATTACTATCTCTTCAGCAGTTGTTCCATTAGCGGTGCTGTATGCGCCTCCTGCAAAATTTAAATTACCTCCGGATAGGTTTGTATCTACAATGTTTTCATCTTCAATTGTTACAGTACCATCACTTTCTAACTTTCTAAAGACTAAAATATCATTTTCATAGGTTCTTACGTATGACCCTATTTCAACAGTCTTTGTGCTACCGTCTCCAATAAAAGAAGGCATCAACGCACTATCCGGAGCAGTAGTTCTTCCGTTCGGTTGTACTGTAGTTCCGTCATACTGATCAAAATAAGGATCATCTATACGAACAGTTTTAGGTTCATCTGGAACATCTGAATATTGCAAATCATCGATTGTTTGAACTAAATCAGACCCCGACCGTTTCAAATAAACCGTTATGATTTCGCCAGACTCTGGGGTATACGGTAATGTTACAGATGTGGTACTACCATCGGCGACTACATAGAAATCAGTATTACTCTCTACTGAATCCCAATTATCAGTAAACCAAGGTAATGCATCCCATCCTCCAGTAACATCGAATGTATTTCCTTGGATTTGCACACCGCCGAAATCTATACCTGTCATTAGTTGATTTAATTCTTTACCTTTCATTCCTGCCAATGGACTGTAGAATTTGTTAATTCTTGCTACTGAATCTAGTAATTCATTGTTAATATTATACATTACTGTAATAACATCATTAGCATCAGGAACTTCTGTTAGAGTTAACCTTCCTTTTAACTGTGTATATTGATTGTTATACTGAGTAAAGAGTGTTATAGAGTAATCACTGTTTAATAATATTTGATTATTCCTATAAACTACAATATCATTTTTATTACGAGTAGGAGCGTAACTTAATGTGAATACAGATGTATTTCCTGTTGCAATAAACGACTCTTCTTTAGTAAGTGTTGAGTATAGAGGATTTTTAGAAATACGATCAAATTTAATTTTTGTATCGATGTTTCTAATTAAATTATCGCCAAGTATAGGAACTGCTTTTGCATTATCAGGATTACTACCATTACCTCCAACCAACGACACTACTGTGTTAGAAGTGTATCCGTAGCCTTTATTAATAATCTGTATTCTACTTACTGAACCGTTTCTAATAAAAGCTCTAGCGGATGCGCCGGAGCCAGTGCCAGTAATAACTACGCTTGGAGGATTTGTATAACCACTACCTGCATTGGCTATTTCAATTTCGGTTATAGCATACCCTTGATTATCGGACCAATATTTCCACGGATAATTCTGGAGATTAGAATCATATTGATTTACGCTTAACACCTTTCCTGCATTAGTGTTATAGTAAGGAGGCAAATCAAAGTCAGTGGTTATAGTAGGAGTATCTTCAATTTCATTATAGCTACTAATAAATTCTCGTATTGATGTTCTAAAAGGCTTTACTTCTTCTAGGTAACTTAGATAACTGTCTAATCCATCTGGACGATAATTTGTAGGCTGATCAAGATCCCCAACAGTATGTTTAACATTAACAAAACTTGTTTTGAACGCCCAATCAACATATTCTTGTTCTGTAAATGCATATTTAATACTTGCAAAAAACAGCTTGTTCCATTCAGTGGCAAGTTCATTTACAAAGATATTATTTTTAATTGCATACAATAGTTTTCTTGTTTCTAAATACGGTTCTTTATCATACTTAGTTGTATCAAAAGAATCTATGCTGTCGAACCCTAGTCCGAATGCAGTATCGTCATATAAGCTCGATTTTAAAGAAATAGTTCCGTCTTGTCTACCTACTATATTAAAATCTGTTCCAATATCGCCTGTATTAGATTCATTCTTTTCTAGAACAACCCAACCGCCTGTGCCGTATTCTTTGATTCTTATAAGATTACCGGACGTTAAATTTAATGTAGGAATTAAACTAAAGTTTTCGATTTCGAACGAAACTTTAGAATCTGGGCCGTATCCGTCCTGCCACCAATTTACATAATCCCAATAACGAGATACATCATAATCTTGAGTTATACTTCTATAAAAAGTATTTCTATTTTCGTCATATTCATATACACTCCAAAAATTGTTTGAAGTTTCGTCACTCTCTACAAGAACAGAAAATGCTCTTATTTTGAGATCGACAGTTGTATATTTTCTTCCTGCATTAACAACATTAACTGCTGTTACTTGGCCTATAGAATTAATAACTGTGGTAATTTCTGCATTTTCACCGTTTCCGATTACTTCAACAGTTGGCGGTACTCGGTACCCAAATCCGGGATTTATTATATCAACAGTATCAATTTCACCATTCACAATGTTGGCTTGCAAAGAAGCAGAAGTTAATCTTATAGCTCCGACGTTGTCTAGGTCAGCAAAATTTTCTACGGATGTATCGTATAAGTTTAACGTAGAATTTGGAATTTCTTGACTATCAAAGAAATCAGTTAAATCTAATGTTTCAACATAAGGTTGAGAACTTAAAATAAGATTTATTCTGTTGACGACGATTTTTAAAGCTTCTCTATTATCGACAAACATACCCTGTCTAGGTCTAAAACCGATACCATATTTTTGTCTTTCTGGAAGATTTGGATCGGGAACTTTGTTTGCATTTAAATCATAGCCTATTAGACTATCAATCCATTTCAACTCTAAGTCTTCGCTTAATTCTTTTTCTATATTTCCTTCAGTTAATAGTTGATATTCTTTGTGAACAGGGTTTACAATTTCACTATCTTTGTTTAAGAAGTTAATATATGTCTCATTATTTCTTAAAACTGTTTCGTAATTATATAAAATAAATTTGTCTTCATCTATTAATGCAACAAACGGAATTTGTGCGGCTGCTGGATTTTCAATGTAAGTTTTAACATCGAACGAACTTATTGACCTAGTAGTCAAGTTAGGAGTAATTTTTTTATCTTTTACCCAATAATAATACAAAGTCTCGGAAGTTTGTCCTGTTTCTATATTATAAAGTATTTTCTGTGAATATACAGTATCGTCGGCATACAAAGGTTGTCCCGAAATCCCTGCAGACAATCCCTCTGTAGTATCTGCAATGGCTGCCCATTCACTAGGGAGTAATTTTGTTTCTACCCATTCATAAACATCTACAGACGATCCGTATGCAGTACGATTCCAATTGCTAATACGGTATCCGACATCTTCTTGTTCGTAGTTTAACCATTTTACTGTAGAAAGATCTAACCATAGCTTTCCGACATTTTTCTCAAACCACGCTTGATTTTGTTGTACGGTAGTTTCATTATTTCCTGCGGTGTAGATTGCAGGATCGTACATTGTTTTAAAACTTAATTCCTGTTCAACTAAACTTAAAAATTTAAATTTATAGGAATCGACAATCTCGATATCACCAGTCTTAGTGTTGGTAAAATTATCAAACAAACTTATGTTCTGTATCTCGAACGGATCAGTTAGTTCTGTTTGTATACCAATTGTAGAAATACTTTTTAGTCCTGCATTACTGAATAACCTTGCGTTTCCGAATGCAGAATTTCCTACTATAAAATCAGGCGAACCTACCAATACTTTATCACTCGAGCAATCAACAGACGATCCGAAACTCTCGTCATCTTGGAAGTTTTCAGATTGCAGTTTTTCAGCTAAGAAATAACGTTCCGGCTTTCTTTCAAAGACATAAGCTTGTCCAGGATAGCCGAGATCGAATATAAAATTAGTAGTGCCAGAATCAAAAGAAGTTCCAGATTCTAAGTCAAACGAAGTTGGTTTTACAAATGGGGAGTTTTTAGCTCCTACTACAATTTTTTCATTGTTTTTACTTATTGAAACATCAGATCCAAAAAATTCACTTACATAATTTTCATAACTGGTTAATTTTTGTAGCAACTGGTAATGAGGGCTTACAAGATTATCCGTTTTAAACACATAAACTGCGCCTTGATCTTGTAATTCAATATCCGAAAGTGGGCTACTAACAACAATAGTGGATCCCGATCCGTCTACATCTACTCGATATCCGAATTGATCTCCTAAGTCTACCACTTCTTTATCGTCGTAATTTCTTAAATTCTGCGGTTGTTCTTTTTTGTATAAATTTATATCAGTGCTAGGCATATAGAACGTTACACCAGGATACTCAGTAAAAGTAAATGCTTGCGATGTTTCGCCTATAGAGTTAGCTAAACTTTCATTGGTATATAGCGGATAATAATGTCCTTTAATGTCATCATTTGTGCCGTAAACATAAAACGGTCCATTGTCAAAATTCTCAGAACTGATTGTCTGTTTTAGATCGTAGAATCCAAATTCATTTTTAACATAAACAAATACCTTTCCTATAAACAGTCTGGAGCTATCTCCGATATTTTCCCAAGGTAATCCGTCGTCGGGACGTTCGTTATTAGATGTAATTGCACTGTCGTTTCCGCTAGGATCGGTTAATATATGATACGAACCTTGATACCTAACTACATCTCCTTCTAGATATTCAACAAACGGTTGCCAAGAACCTCGATAATTTTGGAAAAACTTTTCGTCGCTAAACGGAGCACCGACAACTAACACATTACCTGTTGATGTTAATGCAAAACTTCTACCAAACTGATCGCCTTCTTTGGTTAATTCAGCAATTTGTTCGGATGACAATATTCCTATTTTAGATGTGCTATCGTCGATTGTCGAACCATCGAATGGCAAACTTATATTAGTTGGCAACGAACAATGTGTAGATACTGGATCTATAAGCTGCCATTCTTCGTTTTCTACTGTAATTGTGCTTCCGTCGCTGTAAACATCTACACTTGTTCTCCAGAGGTTGTTATTATAGTAAACAATACTGCCGGCTGGATAAAAAGTATCAACATCGGAACTGTAAAGCCCTCTGTAATTTACATTTTGTTGGATTTTCCACTCGTTTGCAACTAAATCAAAAAAGTAGATTCTTCCTCGATTTCTTAACGCACCGGGTGCTCCTACAGCAAGTTGGTAGCTGGATCCGTTTTTACTAATAGAAATAGTTTCGCCAAATCGTTCGTTGTCGTTCGGTCTTGGACTTACAAAAGATGAGTGGAATTCCCATCTATTATTTGATCTTTCATATACAAGAACCAATCCTTGCGAAGTTAACCCACTGCCTGTTTCATCCGTATCTACACGAATATTAGTTGCTTCGGTCCAGTCGCCGGAATATATGTTAATGGTACTTCCGTCGGCACCGGTTATTCCTACCAATGCCCTCCAGAGTTTACCGTCGTGTTCAACAATACTGTTTGAAGCATATGTTGCCGATGGCGAATATTTCCCTTTGTACGGAGTAGGAATATCTGAAATTAACGGTGCGCCGATCACTAGATATTTTTCGTCAGGACTTACACCTAGTCCATAACCAAAGCTTTGATCAATAAAATTAAATCCAGTCGGCGGTTGTAAAACTTGCTTAGCCGCTAATCCGTTAGCAGTTTCTACTAATACTGAAACAATGTTAGATCCAGGAATAGACACTACAGACTGTTTAAGATTTTCTAAGTATAAAACATTGTACCCTGTTTTTACAGGCAGTGATACACCATAATCAACAATAGATTTATCTTGATAAAGTTGTGCCTTCTCTAACACTTCCCATTTTTGATTTTCGTTCTCATCGATCCATACTTTAGATCCGGTATTAAGAACCGATATACTTTCGTCGGATATTCTGTCGTAACCAGAATATCTAGCACTGGTTAATTGATAAATTCTTATCACTGTGCTTGAATCAAACGAAATTTCTAGAGGTGGCGTTATCTCAAATCTTAAGGTTTTTAAACCAGCGAATGTAACTTTATGGAGTCCGTTTATTCCTGGTATTTGTTTGAATCCGATGATATCGTTTACTGAAAAATTGTGTGCTCGATTAAAAGTAATTTCAACATTGTTATCGATTACTTCTGCATTTTCAACAGTTAAAATTTCAGATCTATTAAATCTATATACATTCCAGGATGCGTCTTCAAAGGTAATCCATATATTTTGATTTTCACTAATATCAGAAATATCCAATGACAAAAGTTCCGGAATATCTCTTACAATATAATCAACATCTAGTGTGCTAACATATCCCGCATTTCTCGAGTCTCCGTTAAATAATTTCTTTGAAAAAATATTTTTTGTAAACGGAGATTTATTAATTGTAAATTCCTTCGGAGTAATCCGAGTATATTGATCGTTTGACTGTTCAATATTATCAGATTCTTGAATTATTATAGGCTGTGGAGATAAATCAAAACTTTCGTAAGGTAATCTAAATTCTGTTTCAGTTAAGGTGTTCACTCCGCCGAATGTATTAGTTTTAAATGCCCACTCTTCTTTCACATCAATAGAATTTCCGTCAATTCGACTTATCTTATCGAAAACTTTTGATATGCTGTTCAGTGAACCTTTTTCTCTAATATATCCTTGATAAATCTTAAATTGTGTAACTTCATCCTGGATAATATTAGATAGATAGTTTCTTGGTTGATAGCCAAAGGTATGCTGTGCTAATTCTCGTTGGCTTCCGACAACTGCATCACTATCTAAATTGAAATAATCTTCAAATTGATTAATTTTGTAATCGTAATTCGGAATTAACTCTTTTTTAGGTACTAGATCTAGTTTGGTCCAATTAGACTCTATAAATTCAGCAGATCCGGACTGGTTCATTAAACTTGTATAAAAGAACTCTCTATACGAAACTATATCGCCTAGTTTATAATCAATAAACGGTTGCCAATCATTTATATCTACATTATCAAATATAAATCCCGGACTTGTGTAGTCTCCGTCCCAATCTGCTGTTTTAAATCCTCTAACTTTTATTCGTTGCTGTCGATAACCAGAAGTTTTTTCGTAAACAACATCGTTAAAAACAGTTCTGTCATCAAACAATGCAACGTGTTCTTTTAACACATAGTTAACTGCTAGGAAATAAATTCCATCGTTAGATAACTTTGACGTAACTTCTAAAGTTTGAAAAGATCTCTTAACGTCTATTTCATTTGTTTTTAATGGAGTGCCGTCGCTCTTAAAGATATTAAAATCATAAAACGAATCAAAAATATCTTCGGAAACTCCTACAGGATATCGTATACTCACCTGTAACGACATCGGGCTTAATGAGATTAAAGATCCCGTTGCCCATTCGTGTGTACTCCAGAACATAAACTCTTTTGCTGAGGTGAGCCAATCTCTGTTTACTTTAAGTTCAGTATCGTAAGAATCAAAAACAAAACCTTTCGATTCTAGATGTTTTTGATAGCCTAAAAGGAAGTCAACAACACTTTGTATATCTGTAAAGATAGTTCCGTACGGAACTTCTATTATTTTATTAGAAAAAGTTCTTCTTCTAAATGCTTCAACACCGCCCTCGATCGGTAGCTTAGGTAATGCTGACCATAAAGACGAATCAAAATCCGTTCCGCTTGTATGCGATTGCTTGGATCTATAATATCTGTTATTAAATCTTGCAAGTGTGCCGTTGGCATAAAATTGTTCAGGAGTCCAATCTACAAAAGATTCAGAAATTCCGCCGACTTCAAACACCGGATCGCCTTTTGATTCTACAGGTTTAATGTAGTTAAAATATGGCTTATTTTGATTGTAACCGTTTATCTTGAATCCTGTAGAAACTTTTTCTACAATAACTCCGCTGTATTCTAAAGTTTCTATAGGAGCAGACTCATTAAAAAATAACTGGTAATTTTCTGCAGGCAAAAATACGCTTTCGCTTGCAGATCTAGGATTTTTACTATCCAAAACAAAATTAAGTTTATCTTGATCCACAAAGCCAGATAGTCTATGCGACAATCTTACATTAAAGTTTTCGAATACATTTTGTAAAGATTCCGAAGTTCGTCCTTGGCTTAAAATGTAGTCTGTAACATAATTTATTATTCCTCCAGTAATGTTTGTTGCTGTAGGAACATTAATTTGATCTACATTTTTAAATTTAAATGTATCGACATCAACAGTTTGTCCTAATAAATTTGTGGTAAATCCGACCTTATCCAAATTTTGTGATATAATTTTAAAAGGCTGTAAAAGTGATAATCCTATAATAACACTGAAAGGATAATCTGAACTATATCTCCAAGAACTTTCAACCGGGCCTACGTCTCCGAACTTAAATGCACCTTGGTTATTGACCAATACAAAATTCTTAGCAATGCCTGCATTTAAAGGGCTTTGAAGATTTCCACTGTGATCCACCGGAATATAGTTAGTCAGCCCTGGACGTTTATACTTGTCATATGTTCCTGCACGAGACCCTTGTCTAATAATTCCGTTTTCTATATCTTCCCATAGAACTAAGTTTCCTTTAGTGTAGGGAGCAGGACCGTATTCTGTTTGCCACCACGACGGTTCTTCTGAAAATCCTAACATTTCCCAAGGTCTTGTATGTGGACGATCTGTATCGAAAAACCATCGATACACTCCTCGCCAATACCCTGGAAGGTTTATAGATCTTGTTGGATCTAGCATGTTTGAATACGTGTAGGTAAAACTGTTTTCAGTATCTAAGTATTCATTCTGAGTATAATCAAGTGTGCTATTAGATATCCATTTTAAAAACTGTTTTCCGATTATAGAATCAAATGTTTCTTTTTCAAAATCGCCGTTGCCGTAATAACTCGATAGCAACGAATCTATATCCAAAAGATTTTCGTTATATGAAATTTTAATATTATTGTAGATTCTTTTTTCTAATTCTAGAATAATGTCATCTCGATAATCATCAAACGCGGCAAACAAACTACCATCGTGTCCTTGAATCATTTTCTTAGGTTCTACAAATGTGTCGTCTATGAAAATTTCAGGTTTAAATTTTTTGTATAGTCCTAACTTGGTAGGAGTTGCTGGTATAAACCCAGAAACTGTTGACAAGTATTCTCTTATTTCGATAATGTCGCCTTCTGATAATTCTACATCCAATGTAACAAACCCAAAATCAGAATTGAACTCGTAATCGTAGCCGTGAAATAGCTGAACATTATTTAGATAAACGTATACAGCTTTATTGCTAGAAGTGTCTAGATCGAAATTATCGGATAAAGAAAAAGTTTTTATTTCTGTATCATCAACTGTTAATTGAATAGAAGTATACGCACCGAAACCTATCATGTCCGTATATTTGAACGCTGACTGATTTGTTTTATTATCAGTCATTTTCTTCATGATGTTATCTACAGATTCGGATGGGTTATCGAATATTTCTTCTTCGGTAATGTTCTTAATGAAATCACTTTTAAATACACGATATTGACTTTTTGCATACTCTAAAGATTTAATTACATTATTTTCTTTATCACACAGCAAATATAGAGCCAGTGCATTAATCCCATCATGCTTCATAAATCTGGTAGCATTTTGAATATAACCCGATAAATCTCTTAGATTATTATTTCCGATTACTTTGTTAACAGAATTATCAGCAGTAGAAATCAACGAACTGTTAAATTCTACCGCAGTCGCTACATGATCTATCGCTGTTCCGAGTGTAAATTCTTGGATATCGCCATTCAATGGGTTTTGTTCGAGACCTTTAGGTATTTCAAAATATCCATCTACTGGTTCGACATCGGCAAAAATTTTAATTGTTAATACATCGTTTTCTTTTAATGCTGTATCAAAAACAAAAGTGTTGACAGATCTTTGATAATTTTCAACTTTTAAATCGTTTACATATAGGTGTATTTGTTCATCTGTAACTTCTTTAAAGTTTACCGTGGTTAATGTAAGTTCTGTTGTTGATTCAGATATAACAACACTGTCAACAATAGGACTATGGAATGTATTATCAGATACTGTCCAGCAATTGTCATAAGATTTTTCATTATTAAATTTTAAATACCCTGTTGAATACTGTTTAGATACCAGTACTTGATTATCAATATAATCAAACGAACCTACATCTAAGTCATAATCGAATTCAATGTCACCTACGTTGCTAATATTAAGATAACTTATCGGAAATCCTAATTCTGCATCATTGTTCCCTGTTCCTTCTTTGTAGGATACAATCGGAGTTCCTACAAATGTAGTAGTATCATAGATCGTTATGTCAGAAAACTGATTTCCAGATTCATCAAATAATTCAAATAAAGGACTTTGATTTACCTCGGTTTTTGATTGACTTTCTATCCATGTTTCGTTAGCATAATGGAACATTTTGCCGCCATTGGCCTGACCATATCTTATAATAACACAATCGTTATCCTGAGGCAGGGTATCTTCAGTTTCTGCTAAATGAATTATGTTAGTACCATTGTGATCAATGAATTGAACTTCATAAATTTTATTTTTAACTAAAGAATCAGTGTCTGCGGTAAAAAGAATTCTTGCTCCGGCATATAAACTAATATTATCAATATTGTAACCTTGGCTTCCTTCAATAATAGAAAAAACATCTGTAGTGAAAGTATCAATTAAATCTACAGTATCTTTCGCTGTACCGCCGTGGTTTGTTAATTGTAAATCAGGTTGAAATTCTATTATCGGCCGTTTTGCTCTAGAATCTTCGTTAGCTGAAAAACTACTATCGTTTTGTGCAAATGCAAACTCTAAAACATCTTTATGGAACCATCTGTTATACCGACTCCACGGATTTCTATCTATGCTAGACTTATTGATAGTGATATAATCCTTTTCGCCCGGGTATGTCGAAGCGTTATCAAAAGGCTGAGTATCGAACCCTTCATTATCAAAAATTACATCTAGGTTAGAACTAGAAACAGTAGGCGGAACAACTAAATCATCAAATTGTATTAATCGTATTCCATCACCTACGCCTTCGACCAAATATTTTCCTGAAGAATAGGACAACGGAGTAACCTGTCCAATAAATGAAATTACTAATCCATTAGTTAATTCTATACCGTTTCCGCTTGTATAAGTTTCTTTTCCAATAATTTCCTTTTCTACATCAACAAAGGAATTCTCTTCTATATCTTTAATAACAAACTGTCCTAAACGATCGGGTTCTGTGGAACTTTGATAATAAAGAATATCTGGAGAATCTAAAGGAACAGTAAAAGTTACGGTTCCGCTTTCAATATTATTATTAACAACACCATCATTATAATCTAAAACAGTTTCTTGTTCTTGTGCATCGACAATTTCCCATTGTTCAGGGTTAAAAACTCCTTGAAGAATAGGTATTGACTCGGTGGCTCGATATAAAACATTCGAATAAAGAGCAAGTTGGCCCAAATCATATGCTTTGTTAGAATCAAATAGTAAACTACCTGTATCGTAATTTGTTCTTATAACAAAAGGATTATCAGGAGAATTAATATCGAACTTATATGTTTGACCTCTATATAGTTCTAAAGTAGGATTCGGTGTTAATCCGTCAGGTGTAATTAACCAATTCTGAGGATCGCTGGTCCTAACTTTATATGTGCTAACAATACTTTGAGATTGTCCCGATATATTAACATCAGGCGGGCCTTCAGGAATCCAATAATATTGTCTATAATTAATAAACTTATCCCAGTCAATAGGCGGATTCCAAGAATAATGTTTAGCATCTGTAGTTACAGAATCAATATCGGTATTATTTCCGAAAAAGTTAAGTATATTTTTAAAATCTAGATAGTCATAAAATTGTTTAACTTCTTGGTTTTCTTCAACAGTAACTCCAGTTTCTAACTGATATCTACTTCTAAGTGTTTCGTCGTTTCCGGAATAAACATCATTTCCGTTAAATGTTTTACCGTATCTTCTACCAACATAACCGGTTATCTTATTAAGAACGCCTGGTTGAACAAGTGCATCTAAAGTTCCGTTTAAGAACTTTTCATTCTGTTCGGTCTTAAAAATGGAAGGCAATAAATCCGATGTTTGTCGTATAGGAAGATTGCTTTCTGGATACTTTTTAACGGCCATTAGTTACTGGTGCCTCCGGTATTGGTTGTTGATCCTGTTGATCTTGAAATTTCAAAAGGTGTTATAGCTTCTACAATTTCTATATCGTCCACAGTTGCTCCGCTAACAAAAATTTCATCATTTAAACTTTGTACTTCAAATAGAGTGCCAAATGTTTGATTAGACTGTCGAGGAACAATAACCATATTGCTAATGTCCGGAGCAACAGTTGTTGTTATATAGGTTATCAATTCTCCTATATAAAATCTATCACCAAAATCCCAATTGTTAATATCAAAAAATTCGTCGATAGCACTTATAATTCTAACTTTTAAATTGTTGTCATTTATGTTTCTATTTGGATTCTTAACTACTTTAAATTGTGCCTGAAAATTAGGCTCAGCTTTAGATCCAAATAAAACTTTATATGTTACTGGATGATAGATAATTTCATCGCTTACTGTTTTTATTTGATTTAAAGTGCTTCCGTAAGCAATTCGTAGCTCGTCGGACGTAGGTGCAACCGGCACTGTAGATACAGCTCCTTTTAGAAAATTTCTAAATTCGGTATCGTAATTTTTTGGAAGAAGGTATACATCTATCAAATTACTTGCACTAGGGTCAATTCTTCTGTCGTTTCCGGCGTTATGAATATATTGAAATTTTAAATTGTCTCTGCCGTAATTTGCTTTGTAATTAGGCTGAATATCAAATGTATTTGTGGTTCTGTTTACCTGTTTTACAACATCTTCATCAATGTCATAAAAGTAGATTAACTGGCCGTCTGTATAATTATTGATATCAGCATCTACTTCTCTATTAACTAATATAATAGTTTCGTCTGAATTATCAAAATAATTATATGTATCGAACTGAGTAGTTGTGTCTTTTATAAAAAACAGAAATTTTAATTCGCTGTCATCGCCGGCTATTTCAACAAATGAATCCGGATTATCGATTACACCATCGTCGTCGGAATCAGCAAAGGCAACATTAACTTCATCAGGTTTTTTATACCCGTCCGGCTCTTGTATAGCACTATCTACAAAGAAAACTTTATCTTGTTTCAATGGGTCAATTTGAGCAAAATCTGTGTTTATTCCTAAAACTTTAATTTGATCAAAAACTGTTAATCCTGTATTAGGATCATATATTTTACGATTTTCTTCGATTGCAAATCTATTTTGTTTAACACTTCCAAATCGATAGTCTACTTGTCTTACAGTTACTTTATATGTGTCTGCAACTTTTACAAATGAGACTAACCACGAAGAATCTAAATTATTATTAGTTGTGTCGCCTGCTTTACCGAGTGCAAATCTATCATTTAGATTCAAATTATCCTTATCGATAATTTTCCATTCGCCTGATTCATAATCATAACGAATTCCAAAATTAACCCCGTTTGATATAAGGTTAACCATTTCGTTTTCTAACCCTGTTTGAATGTTATTAGAAAAACTTGCGACAATCCTCGAGGCAATTGCTTCGGAAGGAACCCGATCTGTAAAAGTTACAGGTCCTAGCCCATTGCTTAACACACCTCGACCTGCGTTGGTTCCGTCGCCAACTAAGCTTGCAACTTTAGTCCATATATATGTCTTATCAGTGGACAGCGATGCAGTTCCTTGTACTAAATTGTTATTTTTATCGAAATAATAACCAGAAGGTGCTACAAACTTAATTAATGATCCGACTGAAAGATACTTCAGGGTATTTGTTGTGTATACTCCAGTTTTTAAAACTGTTTGATCGACATTGTTAATAAAATAACCTGTGTTTTGATTTATCTCGTTTGTGATTTCTACCCATTCAGTGGTTAAATCCGTAAATAAAATTTTGGGAAATTTAGTAATATAGAAATTATACACCGAATTACTAGAAAATATAGGTTCAATCGAATCTCTGATAAAGTTTATGGCATCAAATCTATTTTGTGCCTTAAAATTTAAAATTGTTTCCGTGTCTTCTTTGTAGATATATCCATCGTCTGCAAAAACATTTACACCACTATATCTTCCAGTGCTGTCTATCAAATCAAAATTTCTCGATATGCCGCTACTGATTCTGTTAACTGCTCTTACTTTTAAAATATTTTGCGATGTTGCTAAGGGTGCTAAATTATAATCTTCAGCAGTTACCATCCTGTTTTGGGTATAATAAGTTGCAGGTGCATTTTGCTGAATACTGGCTATCGATTCAGTAGCAGAAGCATTATCTACTGTGAATTTTAAACTTAGCCCGACAGTTAAAGTATGTGCATCGCCTGACGAATTAACATACGGGATAGTAAGATTTATACCTGTCATTTCGGTAGGACGTATAACATAGTTCAATCCATTTGATACACGATAGTATAATCTGAAAGGGCCTTGAGGCAAATTTCCGTAATTACCGTCTGCAAAAACAAGATCCACACGATCTTTATCTTTTGTAATTACACTGTAAATATTTCTTATGTTATTTGCAATGCTATTATAGGCTATATTATTACCGCTTAAACTAGGAACTTTGGTCCATTGGTTTGTTTGAATCCCTGCACCGTTTAACGAATATAACCAAACATCAGCATCGTTGATTCCTGTAGAATCTACAGCAACAACTTCATTTGTAGTAGGCTCTTCTATGGTAAAATCTGCAAGTTCTAAACTTCCTTGTTTGAAAAGCATATAAAATCCAGTGTTAGAACTCCCTGGACCTTTGCCGTCATTTCTGTACACAAACCCCGGTTGATTACCTGGTTCGGGATCTTCTTCATATATAAATTCTTCACCAGTAAATGCTGTTGATACAACTTCAAATACCATAGATCTTCCTGCTACACTCTTATTAAATGCATAGATAGGAACATCGTTAGAAAACGTGTTAAATCGATATTGATCAGTTTCAATACCTTCAATTGTTGCATTGCCTTGGCTGCGACCGTATTCAGTATTTGCAACCATCGTTGAATTTACAACAGCAATAAACTGTTCTGCCCAATTGGAATTACTTGGATCATTCCAAACGATTGTTTGATTTGCTAGATTTCTTCCACTGCTGTCTAAAACGCTTTCTGTTGTGGACACAGTATCGAACTTTAGCAACCCAGTTGCTGGTATATTTCTTTTAGCATTATACGCAAGAGATCTTGCAATTCGTAAAACATTATCCTTTCTTTCTGCAAGCTCAATAAAGTTTTCGCGGCTTGCTAAATCTAATCGGAAAGAAAGGCTCTGTCCTAAAAATGCCAGTAGATCGATGAGAGCCATATATTCTGAAGATTCTATATAATCATTAAAATCTTCAGGATAATTTTCTCTCAGATAGTTAATCATTACCCTGCGGAGATTTTCAAAATCATAAGATTTAAAGTCCGCATTTTTAAACGTTTGGTAGATTCTAGTCCAATCTTGATTAACCAATAAATTGTTTTGTCTTACAGAAGTTGTCATATCAATATTTACCTGATAAAATTAAGTGCTTAGTTTATTATTCGATTTTCTTTGTTAAAATTAAAAGTCATTTGCTCATTAATGTTAAATGGTATATAAACCAAAGATACTTCAATACGTATACCCTGAGACGTAGAATCTACAGTAACCGAATTAACTGAGATTCTTGGGTCATAGTTAACAATTTCTTGAACATCTTTTGCAATTAATTTTTTTACATCTTCTGTAAACGGCTCAAACAACAGATCCCAAATAACTGTTCCAAATGCAGGATTTTCTAGTTTTTCTCCTTTTTTGATGTAGAAATGATTTATTAAATCTTGCTTTACTAACTCTACATCATACAACTTATAATTTGTATTATCGCTGTTACTTGAAAATCCTACATAAGTGAAAGTTTCAACGTTTTGATTTCCTAAACTTTGTGCGTTTTCCGCTACTGTTTTTGTTTTATATAATCGTGTTGCCATTATTCTAACTCCCTATCTGTAAAGTCAGGCGCAACACTTTGCGGTGCCTGATTTTCATGTAACAACCAAGGTTCGTGTTGTGGTATTCGACGCATAATACTTTTTAGTGTATACGATTCTATAAATTTACTAGAAGACCATGTTAGATCTTTGTTTGTAACTAAATTATCATGCGTGATTAGATCTGTAACAATGTTTGCCACTTCTCCTTGGACGGCTTCAGCGGCTTGCGGACCGTTCATGTGAATAACCGAGGCAGTTTCTGTATGGTTACTTCCGCTTAATATATCTGTCGCTCCTAATGCCGCCGTAAACTTATTATTGTCTTCTGAGTACAAATCTAAACTTCCTGTTGTAGTAATAAAAACATTTCCATCTGTGTTTAGATCTAACCTGTATGCCTCTTCGACATCTCCAGTACCAGTTGCTAATTTAGTATTACCTTTAATGTTAATATCTAAATTACCATCCGCTTCTTCACTATTTTCGTTCACGTATTTTCTTGTTTCAATTTTACCGTTTGCACCTATAAGAATATTTGTATTGAAAGCACTTTCTAGTTGTATTCTACCACTTTCGTATTCTTTTGCATCTTTGATGAGGCCTTTTTCATCTGTAGGAGCTAATTTACTGTATTCGGCACTGGCTTTAATATTAACGTTTCTACCAGCTTCCATGTTAATATCACGGTCTGCATAAAAGTTCATATCAGTTTTTGTATGTACAGATATCGAATCTTCTGCAAATATATCTATTTTTCCATTTGAAGTTAATTCTATCCAAGTAGTTCCGCGGGCATTGCCAATGTAAATTAAATCTTCACTGTTGTGCAATAAAATTTGATGACCTGTTCTTGTTCGTATTCTTACGTGTTCGTTGTAGGGTATTGTCGGATCACCTTTTTCGCCGGCGAGTATATCTTTATAAACTACCGGTCCTTCGCTCGCAGGAGTTGCACGTTGAAATTGGTCATCACCGTCGTCCATTACAAATTGGGTTCCACCTAATCGGCTAACAGGAACAGGCGACAGTGTTTTGGTTTGTTTAGTTCCTATTGTTTTTCGATTGCTTCCTTGTCTTTTGTCGAGAGGTCCTGGCGTGGATATACCGTATACATTACTAGGAGTTTCTCGTCGTTGACTGCTGGTTGTTGGGCCCCTAACATCATCTTCTAGAGTACCTTGCTCTAAGAATCTATCTGCAATAGGATGAACCGGACGTTTAACTTGATCTACTTCTAATCCATTAGCGTCTTTGTAAATTTTTCTATTAATTTCTGCTACAGGAAGTCGATCAACATTTCCGTATTTGGCTTTTTGTTCGGGTGTTGCTTCGTACTTGTCGCTACTGGCGATTCCTGGAATCATATTGTTCACAAATGTTCCAGATACACATCCTAGATAGTAACATTTTCCTATGTTGCCATCTATAAAGATCACAACAACTGTGTTTCCAACGTCCGGGGGAATAAATGTCATTCCGTAAGATTTTTGAGTATCGTCAAAACTATCTTTATTAAATCCATTAAATTCTAATGCGGTATTTCCTGCAAACGGAGAAAGATATTTTGCGGTATAAGTTGTAGTGTCGTCCGAAGCAGGATTGCCTTGTGTCCTTAATAGTTGTATTTTTAACCCTCCGCCGAATGAAGGATCAAGATGCCCGACTACCTTAGCAAGGTAAGGAGATTCTTTGAGTTTATTATTACTGTCGTCGGGCTGTCTGGTTTCTATTGACATCTATGCTCTCTTAAAATGGACTTATTAAATCATCATCGACAATCGATGTTGATGGCGGTTTTTTACCGTTGTAGTTATATAGTGGTGTTGACGAAGGATCAATATTTAAACTACCGTCATAATCAATAGCTTGACCTCTCATTCTTAGACACTTTAATTTTTGTGTGAACACTCCGTTAGAAAAGTTGTTAACACATTTTACAACTTTGTAAATTCCCGAATATGGACTGTCTTTTCCTTCGTTGGCAAACTTGTAGAGAGAAGTATCAGGGTCAACATCGCTCGGTGTTCTTAATCTTATATAAATGTACGAATCGCCGGATTCGAAATTAGCTGTGTTGTCTTGTGTTACCAGCTTATTTGACGAAGGACAGGTAAAATAATTTCCTATCGAATTATCGACTATCCAATACGGATCTCCTAAAATTTCTAAATCTATATCAATCAAATCTCCGCTGTTATTAAGGAATGCCTGTTGAAAGTTTCTTGCAACTAATTCTTTGGGGCTGGTTTCTGATCCTGTTGAAGTATTGATATTGTTTAATTCTGGATCTTGCTGTTGTCTCACAGTTCCTGTATTTGATACTCGTGCTCTAGTTTCAATACCTTCTTCTTTTTCTACAATATCAGGACCTTCTTCTTGTCCACCTTTAAGATTAGGGTTTTGTTGATCTCCTGTATCTTGCGGGGCTTGCGGATTAAATCCTGTAAAAAATAAATTATTAATGTTTATGTCGAATTTTAATATAGAATTATTTTGTCCTGTGTACATATAATCATACTGTTTTGCTATTAGTTTTTCTAGTTCTTCATATCCCGGAGGCACTGCTTGAGTGTTAGAGAAAATACTAATATGAACTTCATAAGGCAATACCCTATATATAATTCGCTTTGCATACTGCCCTCGTTTGTCGTCAAATTCTAAAAGTTCTATTTGTGCATCTATTTTGTACCATTTCACAAACCCTTCCGGAGAATAAGGTTTAGTTATTGCGTCTCCGGCATATTCAGAGCTTAACACAATATCATTAATGATTCTTGTGATAGATGTATCCTGGGGGAATTGGAATTGTCTTCTACTAGGATCAATAATCATAGAATTTCTGTTAACCTTGCCAGTTTCAGAATCTATTACATCTGCTTCTCTTGGCATTACAAAATTTCCGCCGTTTGCTGAGCTGAACCCAAACGAGCTAGAGCCTATATTGTTATCTCCAAACTCCGATATACCAGTTTGAGAATTAGATCCAACAGAAGTAGTAGTTGGATACCCATACAATGGATGAACAACCGCTTTATTATCTTTAGAGACCGAACCTTGGCTGATTTTTTCGCAATAGGTCTTTGGAAATTCTATGGTAAATTGATCAGCAACACTTTGTGTTCCTTTTTTAACGGCATCTTGCTCTCTTCTATTAAGGACACTCACTAGAGATTTTTCTCCAATGCATAATGCTTCTTTTACGCCTTCGCCTACTATAGAGATATCAGTATAAACTTTATTGATCACAGAACTGTATGCTTGATGATTAAAGGGGATTGCCTTAACGGTATATCGACTACCAGATTCGTCTACTTCAAATTTAACTTCTCTAATCTTAACCGTAAAATATTTTGATTTTACACCTTCAAAAGTTTCCCCAGTATCTTTATACCCTAAAAAATCTATCTTCAAAAGAAATACTGCTTCTCCATAGCTGGCATACGCACCAGTTTGTAATGCGGCTATCTGCAAACTTTCTAAAAACAGTCCAACAGAGTATGGTTCAAACAAATCAAAACTGAATCCAACTGCATTACTGTTACCTGTCTTTTTCGAACCTGTAACAAACGAGTCGATTTCAACATTGTCTATATAGAATTCCGGAGTTCCGTTAACTGTTTGAGGTCTTGCATCGCCGAACCTCCCTGCGCTGGCAACCACTACATTTGTTAAAGCACTAGGATCATTCCGATATGTCTCTGGATCGTTGTACATTTCTGGAGGTATTGCCGCTAAAGTAAAAAGAGTTGTATAAGAAGCAAATTGTTCTAGAGGATTTACTGCGGCTTCTACATTTATTCCGGGCACAGATGAAGTTTTATTCGGATCAGTAGGTGGTTTTTCCTTTTTACCGTCTTTAAACAAATTAAAAACCGCCGAGGCTCCTTGTTGATCTGTTATTCTGTTTGCTGTAGATTGTTGTACATTTGAAGTGGACGACGCTTTGTTGTTTTGTTGCTCTTCGTATGCATCTAGTTGAGACTTAGATCCATAGACTTTGGTTTTCTGTCCGTTAACAGTAATCACACGAGAAGGCTGAGTCCTGTCAATATTAAAATTAGTAGTGCTTCCGCTAGATTGTATTCTTCTTTCTATTATATCTGCCATCTAAACTCCTAAAAATTTCTGTAGGTTTCGTTTTTTAGGTAGGTAAATCTGTGTACCTGGCTGAAAATCATATATAGGATCTTTAATAACGTCCATATTTCTTTGCATAAACACCCACCAAAGCTTCGGAGTTCCGTAAACATCATATGACAATAAATCAGGACGATGCGTATATTGTGTTTCAATTTGATAAAAGAAATCATCATCTTCGGCCGGCACTGGAACAATTTCTAATAATTCTAGATATAAATCATTAGATGGTGTGTTTCTGTAAGGACTAAATTTAGAATATGTTGCCATTTATATGTATCCTACCATTCCGCCTTTTGCAAACGTTGCAAGATCGAAGTTTCTTAATCTTTCTCTATTGTATATCGGAGCAACAGTAACACTCACAGTGCTTACAATAGGAACCCATGTGTTATAATTTACGCTTTTAACGTATTGTGTGCTTGATCCTAAATCTACATTGTAGTTTTTAATAACCACAGGAACATTATTAAAAATACCTGTTCCGTATCCGTGCAACCTGCAAATTATAGGAGGATTTCCTGCATTTTCGCCTTGTCCGAAAAACATTTTTGTTGCTGTTCTAAAAAACAAATTAGATGCTAACCAATAATCTGCGTCTTTAGCGGTTTCTGCAGAGAATTCTCCACTTATTGTAATGTCATCTACACGACTGTTTTTGTATGCCTGAAACGGATAGTTATTATGAACCGGTTCTATCTGTGAATACTCTGCTGTAGTCGCAACTTTTACCTCCGGAAGGTAAGGAAATACTACTCCTCCTGTATTTTTTATCTGATCAAATAGTTGGCTGTTAAAAGCATTCCAACTTTCACAATCAATCCTAACACGCCAATCATTTTCATAATTCACTGTTACATCAATCGCGTCAGATTTTTGTTTAAATGTTTCAGCACCTGGAGGTATTGACGAAGCTCTTTTTAAACTCAGAACATCATCTATAACTCCTGCAACTTGCGATGCGGCTCCTGCCGCTGATTGCAATCCTCCAGCAATATCTCCTAAGCCTACTTTGTCTAAAGCACCTGATATATCGCTGGTAAATTGACTAATCGCACCTGTTGTTTCTTGTAATGTAGAAATACCGTCAGTTATACTGCTTTGGATAGAACTTCCAGAACCATCAAAGAAGCCGCCTACCTCTTCACCAAGAGATGTAAGATTATCTCCTATGTCCGGAATGCCTACGGCGTCAGATAATTCTGCAATTTTTTTACTTAATTCTGCTTTGTCTTTTGCAAATTGTTCGCCTGCCGCTTGTAAATCTGAGCTAAAGGCATTTGATGCGGCTCCTATTTCTTCTTCGACTTTAGATACAAGTTCTGCAAGAGGATTTGTTGGTCTACTCATTGATCCAAAATTACTCCTTTATGGTATTTATTTTAGATAAAATATGCTACTATAATCTTATAAGGAGATTATCTATTGTGTCTAGTCCATTCCCACGTGTAAAGTATTTAAATAATCGTGATTTACTAAGAGAAATTCATAAAAGCAAAACTACATATTGTAGTTTTACAAAACCAGAGTATAATCAGTACGATCTTATTCTTCCGAGTTTAGATAAAATTAATATAAGAACAATTGCAGATGCAAAACGCAATCAAGCATCAAGACTTGCTAAACAAGCACACGAAGCTGAAATGAGGAAGCAAAACAAAAAAATTCCTGCAAAAGAATTTGATATCGATTATAAAAAAATTCAAAAAACAGATGTTGTATTTCGTATTATGACGTTCGAACACATTCCGCTTGCGCCGGGTCGTAAGAAAAACCCCAAATCAGTAGCCGATCATCACGAAAAAGTAAATTTTCCACCGTTCCAGCACTGGAAATTCGACGATGAAGGAAATTTATTCTGTGTAGGTAAAAGTCATTGGAAAGGAGATTTAGAAAAAGGCGAATTCTGTAAAGAACACGGACAAGCTACTAACGAACTTGCAAAAATGTGGATGAAATTATGCGAAAGATATGCAACACGAAGCAATGTTCGAGGGTATACATACAACGACGAAATGCGTGGGCAAGCAATCCTTCAACTAACACAGATTGGATTACAGTTCGACGAGTCAAAATCGGATAATCCTTTTGCATATTATACGGCCGCTGTTACAAATTCGTTTGTGAGGATCATTAATATCGAAAAACGAAATCAAAACATTCGTGACGATATCCTTGAAATAAACGGTATGAATCCAAGTTGGACAAGACAATGGCAAGATTCATTTGGCGATCGTTCGTCTGACAAAGATAATGATTGATTTTTAAAACAAAATAAGGTATTATACAATTATGAACTTATTTAAAAAAGCGGCCTGTTTCACTGACATACATTTCGGTATGAAAAGTGGAAGCCGTGTGCATAATACAGACTGTGAAGATTTTGTAGCATGGTTTTGCAAAAGAGCACGAGAAAAAGGTGCAGAAACCTGTATCTTTTTAGGTGACTGGCATCACAATCGCAGTTCGACAGATGTATCGACTATGAATTATACTCTTAGTAATCTCGAAAGGCTAAGTCAGAACTTTGAAAAAGTATATTTTATCCTCGGTAATCACGATTTGTTTTACAAAGACAAGCGAGAAATTAACTCTGTAGAGTTTATGCGATTATTTCCTAATGTTGTTCCTATCAGAGAACCGTTACGCGAAGGCAATGTTACTATTTTGCCTTGGCTTGTAGGAGACGAGTGGAAAGAAATCGAAAAAGATACTTCAAAATATATATTTGGACATCTTGAACTGCCTAGTTTTTATATGAATGCAATGGTACAGATGCCAGACCACGGTAATCTCAGGGCCAGTCATTTTAAAAATCAAGAATATGTTTTCTCAGGGCACTTTCATAAGCGTCAGCAGAAAGGAAATATTGTGTATATGGGAAATGCATTTCCTCACAACTATGCTGATGCTTGGGACGACGAACGCGGTATGATGACACTAGAGTGGGGTGGTGCTCCGGAGTACGAAGCATGGCCTGATCAGCCCGTGTATAGAACTATGAAGTTAAGTGACCTATTAGTAGATACAGACAAAGTTCTTCGAGAAAAAATGCATGTTCGAGCAACCATTGACGTTGAAATTTCGTTTGAGGAAGCAAACTTTATCAAAGAAGAACTTATTCCCAAGTACGGACTGCGTGAATTAATGATGATTCCGGAAAAGGTAGAACTGGATTCACAGTCGGAGCCGGTAGATCTAAGTTTCGAAAGTGTAGATACTATCGTAATGAATCAACTTAACCAAATCGAAAGCGACAACTACGATCAAAAAATCTTATTGGACATCTATCAGAACTTATGATTAAAATTAAAACTTTAACCGCACAAAATTTTATGAGTATCGGAAATCAAACACAAGCTATCGATTTCGACAAAGGGCATCTTACGTTAGTGCTAGGCGAAAATCTCGATCTCGGTGGTGATGACGGTGGCGCACGGAATGGCACGGGAAAAACAACTATTGTAAACGGGCTGTCATATGCAATTTACGGGTCAGCACTTACAAATATTAAGAAAGATAATCTTATTAACAAGATCAACGGCAAAAACATGCTGGTTACTTGTACATTTGAAAAAAATGGTGTAGAATATCATATCGAACGAGGGCGCAAACCTAATCTGTTGAAGCTTACCATAAATGGACATGAGCAAAAACCAGAAGATGCTGATGAATCACAAGGAGACAGCCGAGAAACACAGAAAGAAATTGAAAATCTGTTCGGTATGAGCCATGATATGTTTAAGCATCTTGTGGCGTTGAACACTTATACCGAACCTTTCCTCAGCATGCGGAGCAATGATCAACGTGCGATCATCGAAGAACTGTTAGGGATCACACTGCTTTCCGAAAAAGCAGAGAATCTCAAAGAACAAATTAAGTTTACTAGAGACGAGATACAACAGGAGACTACACGCATTGACGCCGTGAGGGCCTCAAACGAGCGCATACAGCAAAGCATTGAAAGTTTGGAACGTAAGCAACGCCTTTGGGGAGAAAACAAAGCACAGACTCTTAAAGACATTGCAAAAAGTATTTCTGTGTTAGATCATATCGACATTGATGTAGAAATTGAAAATCAAAAAGCACTGCAACAATGGCGTGAACATAAGAAAGAAAAGGAACAACTTGAAAAGACCGTAGCTAGATTGACTGCACAAATGGAAAACGATCAGCGACATTACGATAAGTTGGTTCTTGAACTGGAAAAACTTGCGGATCATAAGTGTCATGCTTGCGGACAAGATGTTCATGACGAGCAACACGATCAAATGATGGAGAAGAAAGCAGAACAGGTTGCTGAATATCAGTCTCGTGTTACAGCTCAACAATCCGAACTGAAGGATTATGCTGAAGCATTGTCTTTGATCGGAGAACTCGGTAATTGCCCTAATGTAGAATACAGTACATTAGAAGAAGCACTTAATCATAGAGCTACAATTGACGGTTTAGGAAAAGAATTAGAAAATAAAAATGCAGAAACTAATCCTTACGATGATCAGATTGCAGAACTGAAAGACAGCGCAATGCAAGAAATTAACTGGGACACAGTTAACGAGCTTACTCGAATCAAAGATCATCAAGAGTTTTTATACAAACTGCTCACAAACAAAGATTCGTACATTCGTAAACGCATTATCGATCAGAATCTTGCATTTTTGAACCAACGTCTTACATACTATTTGAACAAGACCGGGTTGCCGCACCTGGTAGAGTTTCAGAATGATCTCAGCGTGATTATCACACAGCTGGGTCAGGATTTAGATTTTGACAACCTATCAAGAGGTGAACGTAACAGATTAATCTTGTCTTTAAGTTTTGCGTTTAGAGATGTGTGGGAGAATCTGTATCACTCAATTAACTTGTTGTTTATTGACGAACTGATTGACAACGGATTAGATGCGAACGGTGTTGAAAACAGCATAAGTGTGCTGAAAAAAATGACTCGTGAGCGTGACAAAAATGTGTTTTTAATATCTCACAGAGATGACTTAACTAATAGAGTCAGCCAAGTTTTGAAAGTGATTAAAGAAAATGGATTCACTTCCTACAACACGGATGTGGATATAGTGTAATGGCTACTGACAGTCACGATAAAATGATTGAAGCATTTCAAGAATATTTTAAGTGGCAAGATCGTTTTGAATACAAAGGTTCAGACGATGCAGGATTAAAAGCTAGGCTTGCGCTCAGCGAAATTAGAAACCATGCCTCGGAGAGGCGCAAAGAAATTCAAGAGAAGCGAGCGGAGCGACGCAAAGCCAGAAACGGCAAGAATGGGAGACCGGCTAAAGATACATATAATCATGAGCCAGTGGACCTATCAGGGAAAAGTGATTGATGAATTACCAAAAGATTGCGAAGGCTTCGTATATCTAATTACTAACTTAACAAACAATAAAAAATACATAGGCAAAAAACTGGCACGGTTCAAAACTTCAAAACCCCCACTCAAAGGCAGAAAAAATCGTAGGCGTGGAACAAAAGAATCAGACTGGAGACTCTATTGGGGATCTTCAGACAAGTTACAGGCTGACGTAGAAGCACTAGGCGAAGAAAAATTCACTAGAGAAATATTACATTTCTGTCCCAGCAGAGGCGTCCTATCATATCTAGAGGCAAAAGAGCAGTTCGACAGGCGAGTATTGGAAACCGACGAATACTATAACGGTATTATCAATGTGCGTGTAGGCAGTTCAAGGCAACTCACAGAAACACTAGAACAAATATATGGAAATCGTCCCGCTCAGTTGGACGAATAACACCGTCAATTAAGCCCCCACCGGCGCAGATATGGTGGACTTATACCTGGCACATGTGTAGCGCAGGGAATTGAATGTCCGTTTGACGGCGGAGACTCGTGTCACTACCAAATGATGCTGATCAGATATGCCTAATGAACTGATTTGACACGTTTACAAAAAAGAATTCATTAAAGGCTAAGGATGGGAATAAACCCAGGTCATGCGTAGAAGACAGCATTTTATATGCATGACTGCCGTTGGACAACAAGAAACTCGAACGGGATGAGCAGGTATCGGCCAACCGCCTGTGAGTGTAGCAATACATATAATCCTAATGCTGTTATGACTGTGCAACTCAGATAATGTGCAGAAAATATTGAGCCCCGCAACGGGCTCTTTATGACCGAACAATCTAGATAATACTTAAACTGCTTCGCAGTTAATAATTAAAAAAATGCGTTGAGCGTTAGCGAAAACGCAAACGAGCTCTAGCTCGTTATAAATATGATTATGAAAATAAATGATTTTGATACATCGTATCGTGATTTCAAAAAAGAATTACTGAGAGACAATCATATCGATGAAGCAATTCCGTTGCCTTCGATGATAGGTGCTGCCGGTAGTATAGCAAAGAAAGCCATAGGAACATTAATACCTTCATCGCCTAGTGCGGCGGCTAAACAAGCCGTAGCAGGTGCGGCTAGAGGTGTAGCCCGAGCAGGCATTAATGCACTAAAAGCTCCTGGAGACGCGATTAAAGCCGTGGGCAGAACAGCTCGATCAGCGTCTGATTCATACCAGCAAGGATTTCAGTCAGCATACAAAGGAAATGCGATCAGTTCTCAAGATACCTCTGCATTGCAAAACATTGTGAGACAAGCTGAAACTCCTGAACAAAAGATTTTACAGAAAATGATTAGAGGTGATAAATTAAACACCGCTGATGCTACACAGCTCAAACAAATGAAAAATAATCTCAGAGCAGGGAGATATAATCTAGCCCAAAATCAATTCGAACCCGTTATGGATAAACTTGCACAGGGTGAATTGCCTGAAATGGACCTTGAAGATTTTGAAACTCTGTTCACCGGACTGAAAACAAATTAAAAGAAAGGCATTCCGCTTTTCTTGGTAGTTTCCATATTACCTTTTACTATTTCTCCGACGATTTCTCTCTCATCCGGAGTTAGATTTAGTGCATCTTGATAATTTAAACCGCGCATGAACCAGCAGATACGCAGGAGATCTTTTTTTATTGCCCTTGCTTCATTGTCTAATTTTTTTCCTTCAAGTAAGATCTGGTCGTCGGGCAGTCTTAAGATCTTACTGCGAAAAAATTAGACATGTCCATGCTAATTGAAACTTCGGCAATCTCGCTACATTTTTCACACTGAATTTTCTGTGTAGGCAATACGCTCTTGTCACGAAAATCGTTTACGTGTGTCTGAATGCTTTCAAAAATGTCTTTTGAAGTGTTGTTAATAAAATCATTTATCATTTCTGAATTTGTTACAACGCCTTCTGGAGTTTCAATAGATGTAATACTTGACGTAATTGTATCAATTGTAAATTGCGTCAGCTTGTTAAAACTTTCATTGAACTTTTGCAATTTTTCTGTTTCTTCCATGTTTTGATCTGACACAATTTTTAAAACTCGCTGTTGCTCAAATGCTTTCAGTGCAACTGTGGTCATGTCTTTGTATGAATACGGGTGAAGATGAATAATCAATGGTGGGTGATCAACTCGGGTTTCATATCTCATAGATTGAATATGTCCTAGACTGTCAGTCAGGTCAACAACATAATCTGCTTCCGATTCGCAACCTTTGCAGATATGTGTGACATCCATTTCGTTTCCATATGTTGCAATTCTTATAGCAATCAAGACAGCGTCAACATCAATTACAGGCATCTTCCATGGATCTAGAATAGCTGGTACACAGCTTTTAATTACATCAACCGTGCTTTGTCCGTTTAACAACGCATCTGGTGTTTTTAGCAAAAGTTCATCCTTTGCGGTCATTGCATACACAGGATATTCTTCGTTAACACTTTTATCAAGTGCTCCTTCGGGATAAAATTCTCCATTGCTTGGTAATTTTATATAAATCTTAGGCTGTCTGTAATATTGTGCTAATGGATTGTGACCAGTTTGTCCTTCCACGATATTTCTCCAATAAATAAGTGTAGATATTTATATAAGCAGAAAACTTGGATTTTTTTAAATGGCTGTAACAATTAATGTTCCCAACATTGGAGATGTAGTAGTAGACGGAATAGCGTCTGAATCTACCCTCAAACAACTCGTAAGTGCTATCAACGGAATTAAAAACACCGGAGGAGGAGGCGGCACTTCTGGCGGGTCAGGTTCTGGCGGATCTCTAAAAGGCACCGGAGCTGTAGAATCAAGTCTTGATTCGTTGTCATTTGCAGTCGGTGCTGTTGCTGGTAAACTTACAAAATCCGCAGAGGTTCTTGACAGTATAGTAAGAAAACAGTCTGCTATCGCAAATTTACAAGGTTCTGCATTATCCGAAGCCACAGACGAAATTTTTATCTTTGGTAGATTTCTTTCAAGATATACTGAACAGATAGATAGAAATATACGGGCATTTCAAACAGCTTCTCAAGCCGGCGCATCATTTGGAGGACAAATACTTGAAGTATCCGTTGCCGCAGGAAATGCAGGATTAAATTTACAAGATTTTGCCGGATTGCTAAAGAGTAACGGCGATGCTTTGAGATTGCTAAGTGGAAATACAGCCGAAGGAGCTCGTAGATTTGCCGAACTAGGCAGACAGCTTAGAGCAAGCGAAGTAGCAAACGATCTTGCAAATCTTGGTTTTACAACACAAGATATAAATCAAGGGTTGGCTAATTACATCAGCATTGTAAACAGGGTAGGGATTAGACAAAACAGAACTAATCAAGAATACGTTTCAGGAACTGTGTCCTATCTTAAAGAATTAGATCTATTAGCGAAAGTGACAGGTCAAACCCGAGAAGAAGCCCAGCGAAGAAACGAAGATCTAGCTGCCGACGCGGCATTTCAATCTCAATTAAATTCAATGATTGCTTCCGGAAGAGAAGCAGATGCTGAAAATCTAAGATTGTTTATTAATCAGTTTGACGATCCGACATTAAGAACTGCTCTTAAGGAAATTGTAATTTCTGGAACAGCATCAGGAGAAGCATCGAGAAAATTAGTTCCGTTCTTAGGAGAAGCAGGAGTTGCCGCAATGGAAGCTGGTCGAGCTCTTGATCAGACTGGGCGATTTAGTTTAGAAACAGCTAATTCTCTTACTAATTTAACTATACAATCAGCTAGACAATCAAGTGCCCAAGTTTCAACCATAGGACAATTTGGAGTCTTAGGCGATGAAATTAATGCATTAACGGATGCAGGTAGAAGACAAGAAAACTCCTTGATAGACGCTGTAAGAGCACAGCAAGAGGCGACTTCAACAACCGATGCTTTAGCAGAAGTCAGTAAAAGATTTTTAGAACGAGTAAACGAACTGTCGAACATGTTCAGTCGATTAATGGCAGACAGTGGAATTTTACCAGATGTTATGGATATGTTTGACAGTATAACTGGATTCTTAAGACAGTTCATAGATCCACTGATCTCGGTAACAAGTTTCTTTACATCGTTATTAGTTCCGTTATTTGACCTTGTTGAATTTTTTGGAAAAGTTATAAGAGTTGCATTACAGCCATTTATGATTATTCTTGATTCAATAACAGGAGCTATAAGAAAGCTTACCAGTGGTTTTGAAGATATTACAGATGCTGGAAGTCAACTCGATGCGGCTCTTATAGATATGGGTATTTTCTTCACCAATGCCATGTTTACTATAGGCGATGCTCTGTTTTTCTTAAGAGATTCATTTATGGATGCGGCACTTGCCTTTATGAGCTTGTTTAGATCTGCCGAAGAAAACGAAGCCGCGCAACAGGCACAACAACGCTATCGAGAAGACAGAGATAATCGTCGTGAACAGTCGCGGTTACAGTATATTAAAAAACTAGAAAATTCTATTCTAGGTGAGACTGAAATAAGAAACGCCAACAATGCATCTTTGTTAGATTATTCAAGTCCTGATCAATTATTAAAAACGTTTGCTGAACAACAAGGGTCATATCTCGCAGGAGATACTGCGACCGATGTAACTTCCGCCGCCGGCGGGCGTGGTACAACCACACAAACCGGAATATTCGGAAACGATCTTACGATGGCAACCTATGAAAGTGAATTGGCAGGCAGTTCAGGTACTAGAGGATTTGGATCTTTGAAAGATCTATTTGATTTTAAGTTCCCTTCTATGCCTGAGTGGTTAACTGACGAATATTGGATAGCCCAAGGACAAGTTGCAAGGGAGCACATAAACGAAGCATTTACTTCAACATTTAATTGGGTTGATGATATTGGAACTAGAATGTATAATAGTCTTCAAGAAGGTTGGAAAATGTTTACTAATTGGATACCAAGCGGATCGGATATTGTTGATGCAACAACTGATGCGGCGTCTAGTGCATGGGATAGCGTTACTTCGTGGTTCAGTGACGATGAAACGGCTTCTGCGAACGGAAACAGATCGAAAACTATGGAAGAAATAGTAGCAATGGCTAAAAATTTAGATCCTGAAAATAAGATGACCGAAGAAACAATGAAACAGCTTATAGCTGAAATAACAAAGGCAACTGGCGGATCCACAGGTTCAACTGCCCAAGGCGGAAGCCCAACAAATGCAGATGACTTAAATACTACTTCAGTGTCTCAATTAGTTGCTGTACTTACAGAACAACTTAGACTTTCAAAACAACAGATAGATGCAATAAAAGCACTATCAGGCAATGTATACGCAGGAACATAGAATGAGTTGGAAAAAATATTTTAAACCAGTACAAACCAGCGATAATCCGCAAGGAACGTATAGTCCTCTAGGAAACGGAAGTCGTCCGGGCCCTGCAAAAACAAATTATTCTTCGTATCTACCTGATGTTTATGCAGGTTCTCCGAATAGGACAGAGCGTTATACACAGTACGATACTATGGATATGGATTCCGAAGTTAATGCCGCATTAGATATTCTTGCAGAATTCTGCACACAGAAAGACAAAGAAAACGATATTCCGTTTAGATTTCATTTTAAACAAAATCCTACTGCTGTGGAAGTCAAACTTCTAAAAGATGCTTTGCAAAAATGGTGCAAGCATCAACAGTTTGAAAAAAGAATGTTTAGGATTGTGCGCAATACGTTCAAGTACGGCGATTCATTTTTTGTAAGAGACCCAGAAACTAAGAAATGGCTGCACATTGATCCGTCGAAGGTTACTAAGATTATAGTAAACGAAAGCGAAGGAAAAATCCCAACCAGCTATGTTGTAAAAGATATTAATATTAATCTTAAAGATCTCGAATTTACTAAAGATCAGGGTAGTATGAATTATGGGCCTTCGGGAGTTTCTAGTTACACAACCGGCGGAGCACAAGGAAGAGGTTATGTTGGAAATGTAAATCAAACTCCAGGAACACGATTCCAAAACGGAGAAAACGAAGTCAGTATCGATGCAAAACATGTTATCCATATTAGCATGAGCGAAGGCCTAGATAATAACTATCCGTTTGGCAATTCACTGCTAGAGTCTGTGTTTAAAGTTTACAAACAAAAAGAATTACTTGAAGATGCGATTATCATTTATCGTATACAACGAGCTCCTGAAAGACGTATTTTTTATGTCGATGTAGGTAATATGCCAGCACATATGGCGATGGGATTTGTGGAACGTGTAAAAAACGAAATTCAACAAAGACGAATACCTAGTTCGACAGGCGGCGGTCAGAATATGATAGACGCCAGTTATAATCCGTTATCAGTGAATGAAGATTACTTCTTCCCACAAACTGCTGAAGGACGTGGATCAAAAGTAGAAACATTACCAGGCGGAACAAACCTAGGCGAAATTACTGACCTAAGATTTTTTACTAATAAGCTTTTCCGTGCCTTGAGAATCCCTGCATCGTATTTGCCCACAGGTATTGACGAATCGGCGAACGTTATTGCAGACGGAAAAGTTGGCACAGCTTATATACAAGAACTCCGTTTTAACAAATACTGCGAAAGATTGCAGTCAAACGTAATCAATGTGTTTGATGAAGAATTCAAAATCTGGTTGTATGATAATGGATATAACATAGATAACAGTTTATTTGAATTGAATTTTACACCGCCACAAAATTTTGCGGCATATCGACAAGCAGAATTAGATACTACACGAGCAAATTTATATGGTGCTATTGCAGAAAATCCTTATCTTTCAAAGCGATTTGCAATGAAAAGATTCTTAGGATTAACTGAAGAAGAAATTGCAGAAAACGAAACTCTGTGGAGAGAAGAAAACGGAATGTTGTCTTCGCCGACAGATGCAGGAGCTCAATTAAGAGGAGTTGGTATTACACCAGGCAATATTTCTGCTGATTTAGATGTTCAATCAGCAGAATCGCCGTTATCTCCTGAATCAGAAACAGGTGCAGATACCGGTGCTGGAGATGTTGGCGGAACAGACACCGACACAGGAACTGAAACAATATAAATACATTATGCTCTTGTACGAATTTTTTTATATTAATAATGAAAATAATTTAGAGAACGATATGCGTTATGATGCAGATCGTGATAGCTCTGTGGTCCGTTTTGGTGATTCGAGAAAAGTAAAACTAACACTGAAACAGATCAATTATTTAAGAAAGCAAACTGAAGCACATGATAAAGAAAAAGAAAATGATCTTCAGTTTGTAAAAGCTATGTACGGAGCGCCGAGTGAGCCAGCAGAGTAAAAAAGTTGCATTTGTACTCGGCAACGGCAAAAGTAGACTAAAACTTAATCACAATCATATTAGAAATGAAGGAACTATATTCGGCTGTAATGCAATTTATAGGGAATTCGATCCGCACTATCTGATTGCAGTAGATGTAAAAATGATCAATGAAATTATTGCAAGTGGATATCATAAAAAGCATTCAGTATGGACAAACCCAAACAAAGGCGTTAACAGTAAAAAAGGCATAAATTTTTTCTCACCTCATAAAGGCTGGAGCTCAGGCCCAACAGCTTTGCATTTTGCTTGCACTCAAGGATTTAACGAAATCTACATTTTTGGATTTGACTACAAAGGAGATTCAGGAAAGTTTAATAATGTGTACGCTAATACATACAATTATAAAAAATCTTCCGATAGTGCAACATATCATGGAAATTGGTTAAATCAAACCGAAAAAACTATTAAAGAATTTAAAAATATAGAGTTTGTTAGAGTGATCGAACATGAAGGGTTTATACCTGATCAATTAGGACCGAAACACAGAAATTTAAGACATTTCAAATTCGAAGATTTTGAAAAAATCTACCCAGGATCTATTTACTCCGACAAAAACGATCAAAAAAGCAACATTTAAAGCAGAAAATGTTACAATCATGTAAATAATACACAGCAGCCTAATCATCAAGGAGAATACCATGGCGGATAACAATCTATTAGAACAGATGCTAGAGCATCTTGTTAATGAAGACAAAGAAAAAGCAGAAGAGCTTTTCCATCAGTATGTGGTTGAAAAGTCTCGTGAAATTTACGAAACTCTTTTAGACGAAAACGTTGAAGACCTAGAAGAGGAAGACGAGGAAGAGGACGAGGATAAAGAAGAAGTTGAAGAGTCTTTTTTAGAATTAGATCTTGACGAAGAAGATGACGATACTGTCGATCCTGCAGATGACTTGATTAATGATGTAGACGACGAAGAAGAAATGGATATGGATGATGACGAAGGTGAAGAAGATACCGACGAACTTTTCCAAGATCTAGAAAGTATTGTTGACGAACTTCAAGCAAAGTTTGATGAACTCCAAGGTAACGGCGAAGATGACATGGATATGGATATGGACGCTGAAGAAACTGAAGAAGATTTTTCTTTTGAAAGCAAAGAAGAATACGATGAACTTGCAACTATTAAAGAGTATGTAGATAGGGTTGCAGGCGGTCACGGTGCAGAGCAAAAAGGTTCAGCAGAATCAGCTGACAACAAGAAAAGCACAATTGACAATATGAAAAATGATATGGGCGGAACAGCAAGCAATTTAAACCAAGCTGAAGAAGCTAAAGGTGGTAGTGAAAGCGGACTTTCGAGCAATTCACCTAAAGACATGAACACTGGTAATGTTAATACTCCAGGTTCTAAAAACGCAACTAAAATGAGTAATGAGCCCGGACACGGTGCTGAAAAGAAAGGTTCTGCAGAGCAAGCTGATAACAAGAATAGCTTATTCAAGTAAGAATCAGGAGAAATAAGTGAGACAACCACTCAGCGAACATTTGTCGTTTGATCAAGCACAAATTGTGTTGGAGCGTGATGAGGGCGAAACAAAGTCTTTGTATATGTCTGGTATTTGTATACAAGGCGATATTCGCAATCAAAATCAAAGGGTATATTCCTCTGATGAAATTAGAACGGCTGTAAACACGCTCAATGAACAAGTATCAGGTGGATATTCTGTATGTGGTGAAGTTGATCATCCAGACGATTTGAAAATTAATTTAGATCGTGTTAGTCATATGATCACAAAAATGTGGATGGACGGTCCTAATGGGTATGGAAAGCTTAAAATTATTCCAACACCTATGGGACAGCTCGTTCAAACGATGCTAGAAAGCGGTGTAAAATTAGGCGTTTCTAGTAGAGGTTCGGGAGAAGTCGACGGTGGCGGCAATGTTAAAGGTTTTGAAATCATTACAGTTGATATTGTTGCTCAACCAAGTGCTCCGGGAGCATATCCAACCCCAGTGTATGAACATTTAATGAATACCGACGGGGGTTATAAGGCAATTTTAACTTCGAAAGAAGTCCAAGGCGATCCAAAGGCACAAAAGTACATCGCTGAAGCTTTGAAAAATATAATTTCAGGGCTCAAGTAAAGTAGGAGAATCACAGTGATTGACATAGTAAAAGATTTATTCGAGAACAATGTGATTTCCGAAGAAATTAAATCGGAAATTGAAACTGCTTGGGAAAGCAAGATTCAAGAAAACCGTGAACAGGTAGCTACAGAATTACGCGAAGAGTTTGCAACAAAGTATGAGCATGACAAATCTACAATGGTCGAAGCCATTGAGTCAATGTTGTCTGAAAGATTACAAGGCGAACTTGAAGAATTCAATGCTGATCGTGAGGGTTTGATTGAAGCAAGAGCTCGCTATGCACAAAAAATGAAGCAAGATACACAGGCTATGGAAGCTTTTGTTTTGCAGAATTTAAAAGGTGAAATAGCAGAACTTCATGAAGATCGCAATTCTGTTGCAAATAATATTCAAAAGCTAGAAGAATTTATTGTCGAAGCTTTAGCTAAAGAAATAGCTGAATTTTACGAAGATAAACAAGATCTTGCCGAAACTAAAGTTAAGCTTGTTAAAGAAAACAAAGCTAAGTTTGATGAAGTTAAGAATAAGTTTATTAAAACTGCATCAAGCATGGTTTCAGAAACAGTATCTAAAACACTTAAAGGTGAAATTAATCAACTTAAAGAAGATATTGAATCTGCAAGACAGAATGACTTTGGTCGTAGAATTTTTGAAGCTTTCGCTACTGAATATAACACGAGTTATCTTAATGAAAAATCCGAAACCGCTAAACTGCTAAAAGTTGTGAATCAAAAAACACAAGAGCTAGAAGAAGCGGCGAAAGTTGTTGCTGAAACTAGGGATTTATTAGAATCGAAAGATCATGAAATCAAATCTATCAATGACTCTATTGAAAGAAGTAATGTTATGAACGAACTTCTTGCACCGTTAAACAGTGAAAAAAGAGAAGTCATGAAAGATTTACTAGAATCTGTTCAAACTGACAAGTTACGCAAACAGTTTGATAAGTATATGCCTTCCGTAATGGATGGCGGTAAACCAGCAAAACAAGCGTTAACAGAGGCAAAAGAAATTACAGGCGACAAAAAAACAAAGGCACAATCAACTGGTAGTGAAGTGAACACTGCCGAAGTATTTGATATCCGCAGGCTTGCGGGACTAAAGGTTTGAGGAGAACAAAAATGTCACAACTACTTGAGTCACGCTGGTCGGAAACCAAAGAGGCCCTACTTGAAGGTCTAAATGGTAACAAGCGCACAGTTATGGCAGCAACTCTGGAAAATACCCGTAAGTATCTTGCAGAAAGTGCTACCGCTGGTGCTACTTCCGCCGGTAATGTTGCAACACTAAATCGTGTGATCCTTCCAGTGATCAGACGTGTAATGCCAACCGTTATTGCTAACGAATTGGTAGGCGTACAGCCAATGACTGGACCAGTGGGTCAGATCCACACACTACGTGTTCGTTATGCGGACAACTTTGACAGCACATCAGGTACTGATACTACTGCTGGCGAAGAAGCACTATCACCATTTAAGATTGCTGAAGGCTATTCAGGCGCGGCAGCTGATGATAAGGCAGCTAATACAGCGGCTTTAGAAGGTACTGGTGGTAATCGTTTAAGCATTCAGATCTTGAAGCAAACTGTTGAAGCTAAGTCAAGAAAGCTTTCTGCACGTTGGACTTTTGAATCTGCGCAAGATGCACAGGCTCAGCAAGGTATCGACGTAGAAGCAGAGATTATGGCTGCTTTGGCACAAGAAATTACTGCTGAAATTGATCAGGAAGTGATTGGAAGCTTGAATGCTCTAGCTGGTACTGTTTTAACATACGATCAGGCAGCCGTTTCTGGTACTGCTACATTCGTAGGTGACGAGCATGCGGCTCTTGCTGTTCAAATCAACAGAGCGGCAAACTTAATTGCCCAGCGTACACGTCGTGGTGCTGGTAACTATGCTGTCGTTTCACCAACTACATTAACTCTTCTTCAAAGTGCTACAACTTCAGCGTTCGCAAGAACAACTGAAGGTACTTTCGAAGCTCCAACTAACACTAAGTTCGTTGGTACACTTAACGGTGCAATGAGAGTATATGTAAACGGTTATGCTACAGACGACAACGTACTTGTTGGATACAAAGGTTCAAGCGAATCAGACGCACCTGCGTTCTACTGCCCATACATCCCATTGATGTCAAGCGGTGTTGTACTAGATCCATCAACGTTCGAGCCAGTAGTAAGTTTCATGACTAGATATGGTTATGTAGAGTTAACAAACACTGCATCATCTCTAGGTAATGCGGCTGACTACCTGAGTAAAGTTGAAGTTACAACTAATAACCTACGTTTCTCTTAATATATTTTAGAGTAACACAAAAGAAGGGCCGCAAGGCCCTTTCTTTTTGACTTAAATACATTTATGATAGTTAAAGATGAAGATGACTTTACTCGTCTGAGAAATCATTTAAAAAAATATCGTAGAAAATATCCAATGTTTAACAAAGATGTTGAACGTCTCCAATCTACCGCAGAATCTCATATAACGGCATACAGCAAGTATATGGTTGAGTATCGTAATACTAAAAGTAGGCACTATATAGAAAAAGCAGAAACAGAAATATATAAAATTAATGAATTGGTTAAAACTGTCGAACGAATAGAAATACTAAAACATTTATCAAAGCAATAAATACATGTGTTCGATATATTATGGGGGACCCACCCCGTAGCGGCTAGAACCCGCATCGGACTTCTAATAAAGGAGAAAATAATGGGACGTCCTATTAACAAAAAGTATTTCGGAACACAAACAAGTAGTTCTGAAGGAGATTATCCAAATATACCAGTCGAAGCGGCTTTTATCGGCGGTAAAATGACTATTGCAGATCCAGAATCTGATATTTTTATTGTAAAGCAAAAATCTTCTCGCAGATTCCTAGTTCAAAGTTCAGAAGACGGAGAACAAGCAGTTTGTCGCTTGGTAGACAAAGCAGGATCGGGTGATGATTCGACTGCATTAGGCCTAGAAGCAGGAGAAATGGTTATTGTTGGTTATTTTGTCGACGACGGTGGCGATACCGCGGCAGTAACTATTCAAAAGCTAACCAACAGAATTGCTGTCGATTTTAATGATCAGCGTTATAAGTGGACAGTTGATGATGATTCAACTTCCAATCAGCTTTTACTAACAGAAAAAGTTGGCGGACCAGGCGCTTAACAGCAAGGTGATATATGGGTAAAGTTATCCAATCTAATGGCAATATTAATATTGTCACTGGCGAAACTAAAACCATAACACTAGATACCGGTGCAGGGGTAGGAATTACCCGTGTTACCGGTAATCTTGTAGTTGATGGTGATACACTTACAGTTTCAGCCGAAAATTTACAGGTTCAAGATAACATTATTACTTTAAACTACGGCGAAACAGGCAACGGCGTTAGCTTAAGGTATAGTGGTATCGAAATAGATAGAGGTACAGCATCATCTGGTACTGCAAGCTTTGCTTTTGATGAAGAAAGTGATACATGGTTTATTGCAACCGGAGCAGTTGACAGTTATAATTTTCAAGATAGCAATTTAAGAGTAAGAAGAATTAGAACTGATGCAGATACTGATTTTGGCGATTTGACTTTGATAGGGTTTGGTACCGGAGTAGTTAAAGTAACAGGAACCACTAATTATGAAAATCAAGTTACTGATGACGATGATATACCAAACAAAAAATATGTAGATGATACTATTCAGAATAATCCTGCAAGACAGGTAAGAACAGGCGACACTCGAGTAATTGCCTCTGATGCAGATGAAGGTGATACTGATTACCTAGGTGGCGCAGTTGGCGAAAGTGAAGTTGCAATCATTGTTGATGGATTACAAGGTGCAAAATTTTATCCGAATAGAGCCGAAATACAAGATTTAGAATTTTTAGGTTCTGAAATTACTAACAATAATACAAACGATAATATAAGTTTTAGAACTAATAATACCGGTAAAGTTGAAATAAATTCTTCCGGCGTTATCATAGAGCATACAGGGTCAGCGCCTGCTCATACAAACGGATATACTACGTTGCATGCTAACCCTATAAGCTCAGGCGGAACAGGATTATATTTTGTAGGACCGTCATCGAACGGTGAAATTATCAGCAAAGATAAAGCTTTGCTTTTTAGCATGTTATTTTAGGATTATACAATGGCAATTAGTAGTGCAAGATTAACAACGACAGGTGACGAATTAGTTTACGAAAGTAGTGGTAATAACGCTATTGTAACTATGATGATTTGTAATACAGGAACACCCGATGCTACAGATGAAACTGTCAACACTTCAAATATTACTATTAATTTAGTACCAGACGGAGGTGTGACTTCGATCACAAATACAGTAGTATCGCAATTAGTTGTTCCAGCAGGTGAAACTGTTATTTTTTCCGATGAAAAAATTGTTTTAGAAGATGGAGATCAAATCAGAGCTACAGCAAGTTCAGGAAATTTGATTTCGATAACAGTGAGTACATTACCGGTATGAAGTATTTAAAGGGAGCAAGTCTAAACAAATTTAGTCCTAGTGATACGGATTTGTTTGTCAATGCCGCCGGACGAGCTGTAATGAATATTCCAGGAGGCTTGCGATTACCAAAAGGAACTGAAGCAGAACGTCCTACACTATCTGGTATAAGACAAGCAGGCGGCGCAAACGGAACAATTCGTTATAATACTGATACAGACAGCATAGAAGCATATGTAGGTGGAGCATGGGAAATAGTTAGAGCTCCTGGCGCTACTGCTATACAAAAACAAACACTAGGTCCTGGTGATGCAGTTGAAACTGTGTTCGGGCCTTTAGATTTTGAACCAGCTGCCGCCGAAAATGTTATTGTATTAATTGAAAACGTTTTTCAAGTTAGCGATACAAATTACACATTGATTTATGATTATTTAGGAACACCTGGAGATACAAGAATACAATTCACGTCTCCTGTACCGTTCGGCAAGAACGTAACATTGCTATTTGGATTTGCAAACTAATGTCACAGATAGGTAGAATATCGGGTCCTTTACTGCAATCGAACTTAATTCGAAACGATGTAGACTTGGCATTCGATACTGATTTACTTTACCTAGATGTTGCAAATGGTAGAGTAGGTTTAAAATCCGACGGCCCTAATTACGACTTAGATTTGTCGGGAAATTCTCGAACAACTGACGATTTTACAGCTACGAACACCGCAATATTCGGTAAAGTGACTTTAGATAATCAAAGTACTTGGTCAACAACTTTAGGCGAAATAAACATAAGACCAACAGGTCCGGATGCTTATATCGAATGGGGCAAAGCACTAACTCCGAGTTTTCAAATTAAAGACAATTATATTAAATCTTTAGGTACTGATGAGAATATAGAAATGGATACCAGCGGAACTGGTATTGTTGATATGCAAGCAGATACTACAGTGAACGGAGATTTAACTGTAGGTCAGAACATTAGCACAGATCAAGATCTCACTATCGCAGGAGGGACTATAATACTTGGCGATAATCCTATAGACACTGTTGCAATCGCACCTGATTTCTCACAAGATATTTTACCTGGACAAACAGAAAGATTTAGTCTAGGTACTGATCCGAAAAGATGGGGACAGATACACATTTATGCATTTGCCGGCGTTGATACCGTAACAGTAGACAATCTGATTACAAGTGATCAAGTATTAGTAGAATCTCCAAACACAATTAAAACAATTCAATCAAACGATGCATTACAGCTCAATTCAAACACCAGTGTTGTTACTTTAGAAGATTTGCAGTTCGAAGCAAGCGGTTCAGATAATATAATAACCAACTTGTTAGATACAAAAAACGAATTAGTACATACCGGCGACGGTTATCTTAAATTCGGAGGCACAAATGGTTTTGTAGTTCCGGTAGGAGATACAGACGAACGAACTTCTCCAGAAGTTGGCGATACTCGATGGAATACGGATCTTGGTTATTTAGAATGCTTCGACGGTAGTGTATACCAAGTAGCAACTGGTGGAGGTCGAGTGATATCAGAACCTATCATGGAAGATCTCGGCAACATTTACAGCCTCATCTTCGGTTAAATCCATTTTTTTGATAAATATTATTAATGTAAGATAACGACCTATTAATCTTACAGGACAAACTGTGGTTAACCAGCAAAGAGCCTTAGGGATGAAAATTAGGTTAGAGGGACAGGATCCCCGGGTGTAAGGAGAGCAAATGGCAGTCGGTCGTATTAGCGGTCCGCTCTTGAAAGCAAATCTACTTCGTGAAGGAGTAGACTTAGCATTTGAGACGGATTTATTATATTTAGACGTTACAGATCGCAGAATCGGTATTAACTCTTCTTCCCCTGAATATAATTTAGATGTTAACGGCACTGCCCGAGTAACCAATCTTGATGTTGACACACAGTTTGACATTGGCGAAATCACAATATCAGGGAACGATATTGTAAGCACCAACAATACTATTTCTTTTGCTCCGAGTGGTTTAGAACCGACAGTTTACCATAGTCGTTTTATTGTAAACGATATTGAACTAAATGGCAACGTAATAAGCACAACTGTAAGCAACAGTGATTTAGAATTAAGACCGAGCGGAACTGGTATTGTTGATATACAAAGTTCCGCTAATGTCGAAGGCGATTTAACAGTTACAGGTAATATCGATGTTACAGGTAATGTTACAATAAGCGGTAACATTATTATTGGTGACGAGATTACAGATTCGATTGAAATTAATGCAAGCATAAACAGTGATTTAATTCCTGACCAAGACAACACTTATAGTTTAGGATCAAACAGTTTTAAATGGCAAAATGTTTATGCTAACGATCTATTTGCCGACACCCTAAATTTAAATACGTTCACAGTAGGTAATATAGATTTTGCAAACAACGAAATTACTACATCTACGGGTGATTTAAATTTAGAAGCAAACGGATCCGGTAGTATTAACTTAGGAAATTTTGAGATATTAGATAATACTATTACAAATGCGGTAGAGGACAGTATATCTATTTTACAGCAGTCAGGAGATGGTTATTTTAAAATTGCTGGTACAAACGGATTTGTTCCTCCTGTGGGTGATTCAGGAAATAGACCAACTGCATATGCAGAGATAGGTATGACTAGATATAATACAGATTCAGGTGCTTTAGAAATTTGGGACGGTATAAGCTGGGCAAGTCCAGCAGGTACAACTGGTGCTGTTTCTGAAGTACAAGCAAATGATATTGCAATTAGATTTGCATTAACAATAGGATAATAAGATGCCAACGAGTTTTCAACATGCGGTGAACACAACCATAGGAACAACTCCAATAGATGTAATAACTGTTCCTGTTGGATTTAGTACAACTGTAATCGGTTGTAATTTAACAAACATTACAGATTACGATAATGTTTTCGTTGATGTCTTTGTTATAGACGAAGGCAGTAACGCATCTTATTATGCTAAAGATCTCGGAATACCTCCGGGAGGCACCGTTAAAATAGTTACAAATGGTGAAAAATTAATATTACCAGAAACCACAACTCTACGAATATCCAGCAATGTAGATGACAGTATAGATGCTGTGGTTAGCTTTGTAGAGTTATCATAGGAGTGAACAATGAGTAATTTTTATTTAGGACAGAATCCAGCTGATGTATTAGGGGATAATCCTAGATACTTCTATGCTTTAAGAAGAAACGAAAATGGTAGTTTATTTCTTTTAAGAAGTGATCAACTCAAAGACGACGACACAATTGAATTGAATACTCCCGGAGATCAAGCAGAAAACTATAACGATTTTGAAATTGGCGTAGATTTTTATGAAGGAGTTGATGTAAATCACGAAAAAGTTTTTGATAATTTAAAATATGATCAGTACCGCTGGGACGATCGAGGTCTATTTTATTATGTAGACGATGACGGACAATTGGTTGTTAAAATTAACAGAAGCGTAGAATATAACAATTTAGATTCGGAAGATTAATATGGCAGATTTTATACTAGACAGATTTAGATATACATGGAGAGGTGAATGGAGATCTCTCTACAGATATAATCCCGACGATATTATATCGTACGGATCGAAAATATATGTCTGTATCAAATTGCACGACAGCCAACCAAATTTTTATGACGACTTAAATTTTTTAAATGATAATATTCCACCTGCGCCAGACCCAAGATGGGTTTTAATGGCAGAAGGATCTGAATGGCGCCGAGATTGGCAACCATCTACTTTTTATAATATCGGTGATTTAGTAAAATACGGAGGTATTGTATACCTTTGTACTGAAGGACATACCTCCGTAGATTCTTCAGATAATTTTTATGACGATTTATCATTAAGTTACTGGACAGTTCAAGTCAGTTCAGATAACTGGGTTACTGATTGGACAACAAGTACATTTTATAAATTAAATGATATTGCTCGTTACGGTGGGATCGTTTATAGATGTACCGAAGGACATATTAGTGATTCTACCGATGTTACTGGTTTAGAAATCGATCAAGACAAGTGGGAAATTGTTAATCTTGGACAAGATTGGAAAGGAGATTGGACAACTTCTAACAGATATAAAGTGAATGATATAGTTCGTTATGGTGGCATTGTTTATAGATGTACCGAAGGACACGAGTCATCGGCGACTTCTGCGGATGGATTAGAAGACGATAGCGACAAATGGTCTGTGTTTGTTAATGGAGTTGAATATGTTGGCAATTATGTTGCTGAAGGTTATCGATATAAAGCTAATGATATTGTAAAATACGGTTCATACCTGTACCAAGTAACTGTTGCACATACTTCCAGAGAAGCAGATGGATTTTTAGCAGGAAATTTTTCAATATATTGTCCAGGACAAGAATTTGATAACGAATGGAACGAAGATACTGTTTATCAAATAGGAGACATTGTTCGATACGGTGGATATTTATTTGTAAATCGAGCTACTGGGTCTGGAATAATACCTACATATGATACTGCACAACCTAATGCGTCATGGACGTTGTTATTTGAAAACTCAAATGTTAGAGGAGAGTGGGGAAGAACTTCTTCGTATCGTTTAGGCGATGTAGTAAGAAGAAGCGGCCAGGTATTTGTTGCGGTGGCAGATTCTATAGGTGAAGATCCGGATATCTTAACAGATGATAGTACAGTCAACTCAGATTACTGGGATTTAATTATTCCAGGCGAAAAGTGGGTAGGAATCTGGGGTGCAGGCAACACGTATGTAGAAGGCGATGTTGTTGTATTGACATCTAGTTCTTATAGAGCATTAAGAAGACACGTTTCTGATGCAGGTAACAGCCCAGAAGACGACGGAGGTTTTTATTGGGAACCTTTAATTTTAGGAGATCCAGATAACGTCTTAAAAGAAGTCGGTGATATTCTCAGTTACGGAGTTCAAGAAGATGGAAGTTCTATCGGAAATAGAAGAATAACTATCGGTAACGAAAAACAAACATTAGCAGTTCAAGATAGCGATATATCTTGGAAAAATCTAAATTCTGCAACTTCGGTTTTCTTTGTTGCAAACGATGGAGTTGATAGCCCTAATTTAGGTAGAGATCAAAATGCTCCATGGAAAACACTAAGATATGCACTAGAGTATGTAAGAGATAATGTATCAGGAAATTCGACAATTTATGTTAGAACAGGTATATTTGACGAAGTTTTACCGTTAACAGTTCCTGCATTCTGTGCAGTGGTAGGTGATGAATTACGAAGCACTGTAATTCGCCCCACCCAACCTATAATTTCAGATTTAGATTTAACCTATCTAATACAGATTATACAGTATTTCCAAAGCATAGTTGAGTTTGTTGTGTTAGAACAAGAGATTGGCACTGCTGACGAATTACAGCCTACATTTGGAACAAATCTTTACAGTAATGAATCTCAAGTATTCTTAGGATCGCCGTCAACAGATGATACAGCCACTAACTATTCCTCACTGTTAGGACAATTAGTGTCAATTTTAAATGACGGTCTTGTTGCATCGGTAAACAGTACTAACACAGCTTCCACCGATGAAGCAGAAGTAAATGCATATAATTTGTTAGTAGCAAATAGAAGTTTTATACTCGCTGAACTAAAAGCATACATTACAACTGTACAACCATTATACGATTACAACGAAACACAGTTAGATTCTAATATAGCTAGAGTAATTGATGCTATAATTTATGATACCCAATATCCAGGAAACTACAGAACAGGACTAGAATCGCAATATTTCTTAAATGCAAACAGCTACGATAGAAATAAAATACAAAATATGTTTCTTTTAAGAGACGGTACTGGATTAAGAAACTGTACCTTAACAGGCTTAAGCGGAACACTAGGTGATCTTAATGCTAATTTAACAAGAAGACCGACGGCAGGAGCTTATGCATCTCTAGATCCAGGCTGGGGAACACAAGATGACACTGTTTGGGTAGGTTCTAAATCTCCTTATGTACAAAATGTTACTACATTCGGCGACGGCTGTATCGGTTTAAAAATCGACGGCGACTTACACGCCGGCGGTAATCAAACAATTGTTTCGAACGATTTTACACAAATATTATCTGACGGTATAGGTGTCTGGTGTAACGGAACTGGAAAAACAGAAGCAGTATCGGTGTTTACATACTATAATCACATAGGTTATTTGTGTACACGCGGCGGAAAAATTCGAGGAACTAACGGAAACTGTTCTTACGGAACTTTTGGTGCGGTTGCTGAAGGATTTAATGTAAGTGAAGCGCCAATTCAAGCATCAGTTAACAACCGATATTTTGAAGCTGATGTAGCATCTGTACAAACTAAAAATCAAGAAATATCAAAGTTATTTTTCAGCAATGCTGGTAATGAATATACGTCAGCAACATTTACAGTTTCTGGTTCTGGATTAAATCAAGAATTGCTCGGAGATGAAATTAGAGATGACGCTGTTTATGAAGTTAGAATTACCGATCCTGGTGATTCAGGAATTGCAGGTGGTGCCGGTTATAAGTTTACTACTAACTCGGCACAGGCAGGCACTGACAAGACGATAACTATCGCGGCGGCCGATGAAGAAGTTCCTGCAACATACAGAGAAATGCGTGTTTATATTCAATCCGGAACAGGCGCAGGACAATACGGCTATGTTGCAGAATATGACGATACATCAAAAATTGTTTATGTTGGCGACGAGTATTATCCTAAGAAAACTGTTTTAGAAACACAAGCGATTGGAAATTTAGTTGTTCTTGACAGTACAGAAGGATTAAGCATAGGTGATCCTGTAATATTTACAGGAACGCATTATGGTAATATCCAAGAAACTACAATATATTATGTTAACAGTGTTAGCGGAAGTAACATTACTATTTCCACATCACCTGACAAAACAGGTTACACATTATCTAATGCTGTTTCCGACAGTATAACTTTAAACACAGGCGGGACTCCTCGAGGAATAGTTTTCAACGATATAGGAACCAAAGCATTTGTGCTAGAAGGCGGTGTGGTAACAGAATATTTTATGTATGATAACTTTAATATTGAAAGCGCCACTGCTATCAATACCTTCGACAGCGGATTAAACACCCATACCGGTCTAACATTCAATGCTACTGGTACTAAACTATATTTTGCCAACGAAACAACTGGATTAATTTACGAACACGATTTGTCTGTTGCTTATGATGTAACTTCAATTGATCCTACTCCAGCAACTTATGATGCAAATGCAGTTTCAAGCATTGATCCGACGGATGTACTTTTTAACAATTCAGGAAGCAAAATGTATATCGTTGAATCTACTGTCGCGTCACAACAAATACATCAATATTCTCTTTCAACAGAATTTGATATCACAACTGCTACAGATGATTCGATAGCCTTAGATACTGCTCTTCAAACTACTAATGATAATTTAGGCGGAGCATATTTCAATGATGATGGCACAAAAATATTTGTAAATGATTCGGATGCTGTGTATAGATACGGGTTAAGCGCATCGTTTGATTTAAGCTCTGCCTCGTACGACAGTGTAACATATGATTTTAGTGGTACGGTAGCCTCTGCAATAGGAGCAATTGAATTTGCAAACAGCGGAGAAAAAATGTATATTACTGCTGGTAGTACATCAACAATCTATCAGTTTTCCACAGTAGCAAACACAGCCTTTGGATTGATTAACGAAACAGGCGATATGGAGTTACATCATCTAGGATGGAACAACATTAATCCTGGAACACCGGCCGAAACTACTTTAAACACAACAACAAATTACACTATCGAACCTAGAGTTACATTTTCTAGTCCAGGTTATTCAGTTAATTCTGCTACTATGTATTCTTCAGGTTCGGGTAATCCGTTCACAAAAGTTATATATGCCGATGGTCAATTTGTTGCAATCGCAGGCGGAACTACTGTTTCTACAGCAGTAGGAACCAGCGATAATGGTGTAGAATGGACTTTCAGTACACTTCCTGCTTCAGCTAGATGGAAAAGCATTGCTTACGGTAACGGCAATTATATAGCGGTCGGCGATGGTGTATCAGCAATAAGCACTGACGGTATATCATGGGCACTTGCTGGAGCACCTTCACTAAGCTATACAGGTGTCGCATACGGTGACGGTGTGTGGATAGCAGTAGCTTCAGGCGGCGACACTGCCGTTAAATCAACAGATGACGGCGATACTTGGACTACTATTACATTACCATCAGGGTCTGATTGGTCAGCCATAACATATGGTAAAGGAAAATTTGTAGCCATTGCTGAAAGTGCTTCGAGTAATACCGAATCGGCATACTCTGCTGATGGCGGCGATACTTGGACAGAAAGTTCAATGCCAGGCGGCGCATATGCAATTACGTTCGGTAATAATAGATTTGTTGCAATTGAAGGCGGGTTTGAAGGATCAAACAACAGCTTTATCAGTTTCGATGGTGAAACCTGGGTACAAGGAAATTTACCTACTGCTGACAACTGGCAAGATATTACATACGGGCAAGGATTATTCGTTGCAGTTGCAGAAGATTCTGGTTCTTGTGCGGTATCAGAAGACGGTATCCGCTGGGAAAGTGAAACGTTATCAGGGAGCTCGGAGTGGTCAACAGTAGCGTTCGGTAATTCGGAAAACACCGGAAGATTTATTGTAATCTCTAGAAATACTGGAAATCGCAACCCTGTTAGAGACATTCGAACAGGTGTAAGAGCACAAGCCAGGGTCAGTGTAGTTGGTCAGAGAATAAGTGCTATCAGCATCTGGGAACCAGGAAGTGGATACGGTAGTGCCCCGGCATTTGTTTTAACAGATCCAAACAATACAGGTGATGTTGCTGTTAATGTTAGAACACATCACGGTGTATTAGGAAACCCAACCTTGGTAAACGCAGGTACAGGATTCCAAAATAACACAACATTTGTAACCATTACCGGCGATGGATTTAAAGATCAGTTCCAGACCGGCAGTGACATAATTGTAAGCGGATTAACTAGAATTCCAGGACCTGGCGACAACGTTAATTTTGATGAAATTACAGATTATACATACAAATTGTTATCAGTAACAGTATTAGAAGGAGAATTTCCTAATGTTACAGCACGTTTAACAATCGCTAAAGATTTAGACAGAGACGAAAGTCCAGGACACGGCGATTCATTAGAAATTAGACAGCAATACAGTCAAGTGCGGTTATCAGGACACGATTTCCTAGATATAGGATTAGGCAATTTTGTACAAACTAACTACCCTAACGTGTTATTTCCAATTGGAACAGTTAGAGCACCACAGGATGAAGTTATTGAAGCAGATGGCGGACGAGTATTTTACACAAGCACAGATCAAAACGGTAATTTCCGAGTTGGCGAATTGTTTGCTGTAGAGCAGTCAACTGGTATTGTAACAATCAATGCTGACTTCTTTGATCTAGAAGGATTAGAAGAATTAGTATTAGGTGGTGTTAGTGTCGGCGGATCGGGTGTTGTGGTTAGAGAATTCTCAACAGATCCGACGTTTACCGCCGACAGTAACAACATTATACCTACACAACGTGCAATTAAAGCGTTTATTACTGCAAGGGTGTCAGGCGGTGGCTCCGATGCTATTACAGGACAGATGACCGCCGGGGTAGTAACTATGGGTCCAAATCAATTTACCACAACAACAGGGGTTGAAATTAATGTTCCTGTTAAAATGACTTTCCAAGGTGGTATTGACGGAGTTTGGTTACAACAATCAGTGTTCCTTTCAGGAAACAATGAGTAAAAACAATAAATATTAATTAGTTGGAGCAATAAATGGCAGAATTTAAACTTGGTAGAATTAGATTTGTATGGAAAGGAGCTTGGGGCTCTTCTACTACATATTTTAAAGATGATATTGTTAATTACGGTGGCAAGACTTTCTTGTGTGTTGAAGGACACACATCTGCCTCAGATTTTTACACGGACTTAGAAAATGTTCCAACTAGATGGAATCAGTTTGCTGATGGTCAAACTTGGACAGGAACATGGAGTGGAAGCACACTTTATAAAGTAAACGATATTGTCAAATATGGCGGATATCTTTACATCGCGAACGAAGGCCATACCTCGCAATCTTTGCTCGAAGACGATCAAGCCAAGTGGGATTTATTTGCCGAAAGTTTAAATTGGACCGGCGATTGGGCTACTGGAACAACATATAAAGTTAATGATGTAGTTAAGTATGGCGGTATTTCTTATATTGCCAATACCGGACACACATCAGCCGCAGATGCTGCCGACGGACTAGAAGACGATCAAGCAAGCTGGGATACATTCTCGCTAGGACTTGACTGGAAGGACGAGTGGGCAACCGGAACAAGATATAAGTTAAACGATCTAGTTAAGTACGGCGGACAAATTTATGTTTGTAACACCGGACACACATCAGCCGCTACTGAAACACTTGGATTAGAAGACGATCAAGCCAAGTGGGATTATTTCCATAAAGGTGTTGAGTACAAAGGTGCTTGGTCAGGTTCTTCAGTAAGATATAAGATTAACGATCTTGTAAAATATGGCGCAGGAATATGGATTTGTACAACAGAACATACATCTTCTGCCTCATTTAATGATTCTAATTTTGCATTGTTTTCCGAAGGTATTCAGTATGAACTAATCTGGAATAGCGGAACAACTTACCAACCAGGCGACATTGTTAAGTACGGTGGATACAGCTATATTGCTAAGACTGTTCACGACAACAGTACTCCTTCGACTGGTACTGCAAACTGGGATTTGTTCCTGGAAGCATTCAATTTTAATGGAGACTGGGACGGGGCAACTGCTTATAAAGTTGGTGAAGTTGTTAGACATGGCTCTTACACTTACTATGCAATACAAGACGGAACTGGATTCCCACCAGATGACAACTTAGGTACTTATTGGGTAAGATTAAATTCTGGATTCCGCTGGAGAGGCGAATGGGACAATGAAACACAGTATCTTTTAGGTGATGCTGTTAGATTCGGGTCTAACTCCTATGTTTGTGTTTTAAAACACACTTCAGACGATGACGACAGCACCCAAACACCAACTAACAACAGTCCTGAAAAAGATTTAACAGGTACATATTGGAATCTTTTAACCGCTGGCTTAGAAGAAAGTGTATTAAACACTGCTGGCGATATAGTATTTTATAGCGGCGCAGGTCCGACAAGACTTCCTATTGGAAATGAAGGACAAGTATTAGCTGTTGTTGATGGACAACCGGCATGGTATACTTGGGGTAATGTTCCTAGAACTTATTATGTTTCAACAGAAGGAACAGACAGCCCAGCTCCGTTGTGGGGACTAAGTATTGATAGACCGTTTAGAACTGTTAGATATGCTTCTGAACAGGTAGATAAAGGTCCAGAAAATCCAAACGCAAAATATTTGCTAGAAAGAAACAGAACGTTTGTTCAAAAAGAAATTGTTGAATGGACAGACTATCAGATTGCAAATGATATTGCTCCGTTTACAAGTGCGTTCACGTATGATAAATCTAAGTGTCAGCGCGATATGGGATTACTTTTAGATGCGGTTGTTTATGATTTGACGCATGGCGGTAATCGTAAAATTAGAGAGGTAGCACAAAGTTATTTTACAGAATTAGGTGCGAGCTACATTTCAGGACAAGAAGATGAAACTGTTGCAAGCATCAATTACGGTGTAACTCTTATTGAAAAAGTTTTAGCAAATTTGGCACCGGATACAAACTATCAATCAGAAAATGGTATAATTCTCGCAAACAGAATAAAGCAATATATTGATTTTGGTTATACTGCTGAAGCTGGAGCGTTTACATTAGCATCATCGCTCATAGAAATTGTAACAGATGCTATCACAGCAGGAGATCTTGATGACCTTCCAGCACAAGTAAAAATTAATTATTCAATTTTTGTTAAAACTGGATTGTTTGAAGAAGTTTTACCAATTATTATTCCTGCCGAAACAGCAATTGTAGGGGATGAATTGCGCTCAACACGAGTTTCTCCTGCAGGCAAAATCATTGCTGATAATGACAAAGCAAAATCAGTAGCGGCGTTAACCCATCTTAAGAGTATAACTGATGAAGTAATTGCAAACACTTCAGTAACTCCTACAACAGGAAATACAGTAACTCAAGATACAAGCAGTCAAAAAGCCGGTAATACTGGTAGTTCAACTGCGATAACTAGATTAGAAAATAATGCCGACGAAATAAAAGATATTTTAGAAAACGGTGAAGGAGCGGCAGATGCTTTTGTATTCACAGACCCGACTGGGTATAATGTTGGATACCTAACAGGATATGGCGATGCAAGAGATCAACTAGATGCAAACAGAACATTTATAACAGAAGAAATAGTTGCGTGGATTGATGATCAGGTTACAGCAGAAACCGCACCGTTTACTTCTAGTTTTACATACAATGAAGAGACAATTACGGCCGAAATTACCGATATTTTAGACATTCTAAAATACGAGCTAACTTATGGCGGAAATTATCAGTCTGTTAGAAATGCTGATAGATTCTTCAGCTACGACGGAGATCTAATTAAAATTGCTGATCGCGAAGCAGAAACACTTGCTTGGTGGGCTAGATTAAAAAGCGTAGTTAGTGATATTGTGCAAGAAAATGATGTCTCTAAGTCTAGCGGAAACGGAGAAACCCAAGATAAGTCTGGTACTGCTGGATCGGCAGCTTCAGTAACACTGGTAGAAGATAATATTCAACTATTAATAGACGTAATTAACAACGACGGAACATTACCGACTGTTGTAGAACCTGGAACTTCTTGGGTAAGCACAGACTTAGTTACAGCTAGAACACTTTTAGAAGACGCAAAAACTACTATTCAAACAGACGGAATACAGCATATCAAGAGAGAAATTCCAACGTTATTGTTTGACGAAGATAAATGTGGTAGAGATTACGGTTATCACGTAGAAGCATTAGGATATGACTTAATGTTTAATTCTAACTTTGCAAGCATACAGGCAGGGTTAGCATACAGACAAGGAACAGTGAGCACTAACAAAGTTATAAATGATCAACTTACTGCAACGTCATTAACAATTGATTTCATTAAAAAGAAAGCAACGTATATTGTGGCATCCGGCGCAGTAGTAACCGCACAAGAGTTGTGGGATGAAATCATTGCATATGTTAATACTGGAACAAAACCGATAGTTGTTGGTACTAACACTCCTGTGGAAGATTTAGATTTAATTAATGGTGCAAATATTCTTTTGTTAAACAAAGATTTCTTTGCAGCCGAAGCTACTGCATATATTAATGACACTTACACAGATACTGTAACAGCAACCACAGCATCTACAGATAGATTTACTATATCTGACACAAGTTGGATGGTTGCAGGAGACACTATAAGATTCTCTGGCACTGTGTTTGGAAATGTTGTATCAGATACTACATATTTTGTTAAAGAAGTAGTAAGCGGCACACAGTTTACTATTAGCGAAGAGCTCGACGGTTCGGTATTTGCATTAGCAGACGGAACCGGCTCTATGACAGTTTCTTATTATTATGAAACTGCGAGATGCGAAAACGATGTAAGAAATTACATTGAAGCAATTGCTTACGATATGATTTACACAGGTAATTACAAGTCGCATTATGCCGCAAGATATTACAGAAATGCGTTAACTGGTTCTAAACTAGAAGATATGTATTATGTTAGAAACGGTTGCGGTTTACGCAATCAAACTGTTCTTGGATTAGATGGTAGTTCGGACGGTAACACAACCGGACAGCAATCGGCACTAACAGATGCGAATGAATACGGAACACAACGTCCACGTGCAGGCGCATATGTATCACTGGATCCGGGTTGGGGACCAAACGACGAAACTGCCTGGGTTACTAATAAATCAACCTATGTACAGAACGTAACAACATTCGGTATCGGAGCAACTGGACAAAAGATTGACGGTTCGATACATAATGGCGGTAATGATTCTATTGTATCAAACGACTTTACACAGGTAATTTCAGACGGCATCGGCGCTTGGATTACTAACTTAGGTAGAGCAGAACTTGTATCAGTGTTCTCATATTATGCACACATTGGATATCTTGCAGAAAACGGTGGACAGATTCGTGCTACAAATGGTAACAATTCTTATGGTGATTTTGGATCAGTATCTGAAGGTGTAGATATTACAGAAACAGAAATCACTGGAGAAATTAACAACCGAGGCAACGATGCAAATGTTGTCAACGTTATTACCGACGGCGATGAAGTATTAGCATTTGAATTTGGAAATGCTGGTGAGCAATATACAACTGCTGATTTTAGTATTAGTGGCGCAGGAAGTTCAGCCGCAGTTGTTGGAGATGAAACACGAAATGGGGGTGTTTATCAGGTACGCTTAACAGATCCGGGTGATTCTAGCGGAACTGGAGGCGAAGGATATCTCACAGCGGCTAATGCCGCACAAGGTGGCACAGCAGGCGGAACAATAACACTTGCGGCAACAGATACTCAGTCTAGTGCGGCATATGTCGGAATGAGTATCTACATTGTAACAGGAACGGGTGCAGGACAATACGGTTATATTCAGTCATATAATGCTGGAAGCAAAGCCGCAACAGTATACAAAGAAAGCGATGGCGCACAAGGATGGGATCATCTTAAGCCAGGAACAACTATTGTGGATCCGGATATTACATCTCAGTACGAGATTACACCTAGGATTACGTTTACTACTCCTCCATATAGTAAAACTACCAGAAGTCTGCCAAACGGATTTAATTGGACAGGCGTAGCATACGGTAACGGAGAAGGAAGCTATTCATTAGTGAGTCCTTCGAGCACCACAAGTGCATCTGGAACGTTAGCAACCTTTAACATAACCCGAGTAAACGGAGTGTACACAGTAGACATAGGTGCATCTGGTACATTGTACGAAGTGAATGACACTATCACAATTAACGGTAGTGTACTAGGCGGAACTACAGGTGTTAATAATCTTACAATCACTGTAACAGAAGTTACAGAAAGTGGGGCAATTAATGCAATTACATCCACAGGTACTGCAATCTCTGCAAGATGGGTAGCTGTAGGTGGTGTAGGAGACTCTACACTTGATGTTGCCGCTCAGAGTGAAGACGGTATTACCTGGGAAATTGCAGGAATGCCTTCAAGTGTTCAATGGAGTGCTGTAACCTACGGTGTAGTTAGTGGTATCGGTTACTATGTAGCAGTAGCCAAGCAAAGTACAGATACTGCATACAGTTTAGATGGAGTTAATTGGACTGCTGGCGGATCATTAGGAGAAGCCGCTGATTGGGTTGACTTAGCTATCGGAAATAACTTGGTAGTTGCAATAGCAGAAAGTGATTCTTCTAGCACACTAAGGGCTGTATCCGCAAATGCAGGAACTACATGGAACACTGGTTCGCTACCGAGCGGTGCAAAAGCAATTGAATTTGGCTTAGGTAAATTTGTAGTAATCGAAGGCAACTTCAGTGCAGAAGCCGCTTACAGCACAAACGGTGTAAGCTGGACTGCTTCTACATTACCTGCAAACAACGATAGTTCAGATTCAAACTGGCAGGATTTAGCATTCGGTAACAACATATTTGTTGCGATTGCTGATAAAAATGGAGCAATTGCTGTAAGTAACGACGGAGAAACCTGGGCAGACTTAGGAAAAGATCTAAGTGCTATTACAAGCAGTGATGATTGGAGAAAAATTGCATACGGCAACGGTGTATTCTTAGCGTTAGCTGAAAGTGAAGTAGCCGCTACGTCTCAAGATGGTTTAACTTGGACAGAGAGAAATGCTACTGTTAAAGAAATTGATATCTTGCAAACATCTAAAGATACTGTTGTAGATTGGCAGGTAGGTACATTGCCGTCGACTTCAGACTGGAGCGCGGTGACTTATAGTACAACTGACGATCAATATGTTGCTGTAGCAGGAAACAGTATTGCAGTAGCTACTTCACCTGACGGGAAAACCTGGACTAATAGGACTATTCCTACAGGTTCTGACGATGCAAGAGCTATTGCTTACGGCAACGGAACTTATGTAATACCGTATTTCAGTAGTAACGATGTTGCAACTTCTAGTGATGGTGTTACATGGACGTTTAACTCGAATGTTTTAAATAACACCAGAGATTGGTCAGATATTGCTTTCGGAAACGGAACATTTGTAGTTGTTCAAATAGGTACAAACACTTCAGAATTTTCAACCAATGGAACTTCATGGACTGCAAGCACCTTACCTGCATTTGCTGATTGGACCAGCATTGCATACGGTGACGGTGCATTTGTAGCAGTTTCAGGAGTATCATCCGCAAGCACCGCAGGAGCATACAGCACAAATGACGGCGCATCTTGGACAGCAAGCACACTACCAGCCAGCGATTACTGGAGTAGTGTTGCATACGGTAACGGCAAATTTGTAGCGGTAGCTGGAAATTCTAGCCAAGCTTCTACAAACTTTGCATATTCGACAGACGGTGGCGAAACGTGGTCAAGCGTAACTGTACCAAGCGGTAACTGGAATGCTGTATCTTATGCAGGAGGAGTGTTTGTTGCGGTTTCATACAACAGCAATGATGCATTAATCAGCGAAGACGGTATTACTTGGACAGCTGATACTACACAGAGCACAGCAAATTGGATAGATATTGTCGGCAACGATGTAGATAACGAATTTGTAACAGTTGCATTTAACACAAACACAGCTAATGTGTTGGGTTATGAAGCAAATACAAATCTGTTAACAGTTGACAGCACTGCAGAATT